CTACCACGCCACCGCCTCTACCTCGACTTTCGTCGCGGCGCCATTGATCGCTTTCTCCAGCCGATGCCGCTTGCCGGTGAGCTCTTGCGAGGCTTGAAAAGTCGCGACGTTCGCCAGCACTTTGCCGACGAGCTCAGCGAGTGTCTCAGTGCCATCATCGCCATTGCGGCCGGAGAGGATATAGTCGAGCGTCGGTGTAGCGGGAGGATCGCCAGCGCTATCGGCATCGACCCACGCTTGATAAGCCTGTGCCTCGGCCTTTTGCTCGCCCCATCCTTCGCGCTCAATCTCGGGATACGATTTGATCAGCGGGCGCATCTGCTCGTTATATGCTTCGTTGATTTCCTTGAGCTTGGCCTCTTTCACCTCCTCAAGCGGCCGCGTATCAGGATAGCCGTCGAACTCGGCCAGGGTGTTGCCCTCGTCCAGCCAGTCTTCCACGTCACTATAGAGCTCATTCGACACGGGCACGATGGCCCCGGCCTTCAACCGGCCGTAATCGGCTAGGCAGACGACGCGGCCTGCGGTCTGGTCATAGCTGAACATTAGCGCTCTCCCTGCAGATTGATATGATCACAGACGCCTCGAGCGCCGATGTCGCTGAAGGAGCCGTCCGGCTGACTGCTCCAGCTCGACGCACGCGAACCAGCGCCCGAGCCGTCGTCCCAGTTCGCGCCGAATAGCGGAGAGCGGATGCTGTTGGTGTAGATGTCACCACGTCCGTCAGTCCAGTCTTTCCAGCTTACTGTGCCCGTAGCGCTTGTGCCGGTAATATCGGCGCCCCATTGCCACATGATGCCGGTGACTTGTTCACAGCCACATGCCGAGCGGTGGCCCGCCTGGTGCTGGGTGTTGCCCGGATCGGTACCCGCCGCCTGGCGCTCGACAACGCCGTACGCCAGCGCAGTGAACTCTTGGTAGTGCGGGAATCGCTTGCCAGCGGCGGACAGGATGTCGTTGAACGACCACCAGCTCGCTGATGAGTAGGTCGACGTGCCGTCTCCGCCGTAGTCGGAAGGGATCTTCGGCAAGCTGCCATCGTCGGCAATCTGCTGGCCGTTGCGGCTGTAGCCGTTTAGGGCGTAGTCCACATCGCAAAGGTATATGTCGCCCCACACGCTGCCGCCCGGGTCGAGCGTCATGCCGCGGGGGTTGGACTTGGGCCGCCAGTTAAGATCCCACAATGATCGCGTAACGATCTCACTAGCCCCGGCGCTGGCATGGAAGCCGCCGACGACACGCTCACCGGCAGGCGCGGCGCTGTCGGCGTCAACGGCTTCCAGCGAGCCGTCAGTGGAGGCATAGATGGTGTAGTCGGTGCCGGCGGAGAGCGCGGGCAGGGTGACCGACGTGCCGGCGGCGATCTCGACGATGGTCGAGCCCACCACCAGGGCGAGATCGCTGGCCGTCTCCAGGGTAGTGGCTGTCGGTGCCGTCCATGCCGGCTGGCTGCCGTCTGATTTGACGAAGGCAGTGGCCGTGACAGCTACCAGTTCGCTGCGGCGCAGCGGCACCCCTTCCGAATACGGCACCAGCTCTCCGTCCTCAATCGCGGCCACTACCCGCCATGCGGTATTCGCGCTGTTGCGCTGCTTGAGCAAGCTGTTGGCGGTATCCGGCCACCACATAAACGGAAAGGTCACGGGCGGAGCCGTGGCGCCACTGTTGTTGCTGCCGACAGCTTCAGACAGAGCGTTTAAGTCAGCGCGAAGCGTTGCGCCGGGATTGTTCGCTAGGTCGTAATCATGCTGAGCCATTAGCGCTTATCTCCAAATTTATCGAACCATTCCGCCCAGTCCTTGCACTCCTGCGGTACCGGCGCGCCTGTCTCGACTGCATCGATCAGCAGCCGCAGGGCGCGATCCCGGCTGACTCCAGGCGGCTTAGGCTTGCCATGGCCGTGGGTAACGGGTATGAACTGGCCATCGACGTGCTTGTATGAGCCGTCGGCCGGCAGGTCGCCGATCTCCGGGCCATCGCCGTCCGTCTCTTCGCCGATCAATCGGCCATGATCATCAATAATTCCGGTGCGCATTACGCGATCTCCTCAGCGGTGACGCCCAGGGCGTCGATGCGAATGTTGTAGGCGGGGTCCTTGGTCGAGAGGTTGGCACGGAATTCGTAGGCGCGGGCCTCGAACTCAGCGCTATCGAGATCATTCCAGGCCGACCAGATTGGGCTTGATGACGGGTCGTCGTCGGTGTGGCGAACCTGTACGCGGGCATCAGCCGATGCTGACGACGTGCCGTCGAAATCCTCCCAGCTGTCTATCGGGTCGGTGCGCTCGTCGATGCGATCAAGGACGTTAACGGCGGTGGCATCGATGATGCTGGTCAGGCGCACCCGGCGCACGCTGCCAAGATCGATGCCGCCGGCGAACTCATAGATGCCCGATGGGTTAATGCCGCCGTAGCTGTCGAGGTCCGATAGCTCGTCAAAGTCGGGTATGTCGTCGAATAGACCCATGGCCGTCAGCGACAACGAACCATCGTTGGCCACCGTGCCGTTCTTGATGCCTGGGAATAGCGGCGATTCGGTGACACTATCCACGGCCGCAAAGGCGAGCACGCTGGCTTGCTTACTCGACACGGCAGCGATGGCTTCCGAAGGCCGGCCATCTCTGTCGAAGACGCGGGCGAGGTAGGTGCCGCGTTTGAGTGGTAGTTGAGCAAGCCGGGAATCGCCTTTGGCGGCATCGCCGATGCCGGTCGAGCTGGCCCAGGTCGCCGCCGATGCGTCGATCTCGGGGCTGTGGCGAAATCGCACTTCGCCGCCGAATCTCACATCCAGTTCTGGCGGGCGGTTCCAGCGCAGCAGCGCCGAGCCGCCGAAGGCCGAGATTGTTAGGCCCTCTAGTCCTTGCGGCGGGCTGGTCTTGCCGATGACGCGATGGCCGTAGACATAAGCCCAGCGACCTGGCACGGCGCGCTGCCCATCATTCCAGCGCACGCGCAGGTCGTAGCTGGCCCCCTCGGCAACGTCACCCAGCAGCACGGCATTGCCGGATAGATTGGCGATAGACGCATCGACCCATGGCTCGCCGGTACCTGACGGCCTCAGCTGCACCTCGGCCAGTGCACCCCGAAAGCCGGAATCGGCCAGGGCGATGGCGATATGCGGGATCAGCGTCGAGCCGGCACCCAGCTGCAGCACGCTTTCATCCGAGCGCACGCTGACAATCTCGGGATCGGGCAGTGCAGGAATCGGCGTAATACCAGGGTCGTACGCCGGGATAGCGCCGGTGTCGGCGTCATAGACCGCCGGGCTGTAGGGAATCAGCACCAGGCGGGCAACGAGGTCGCCCTGCGGCTCGATCGACAACACCAAACCGTCGATGGCCTCCTTTCCCGATTCACCGAAGGCCACCAAGTCGCCGGCCATCGGTGCGGCAGCGGCCGGCACCGGTGCGGCGAAGGTCAGCTCTTCTTGCACCCCCTCGACCGTCACTAGCTCGCGGGCCAGCGCCACATCGTCGACGGTACGCACCGACACGCCATAGGTGGTACCGGCGGCCATCTCCAGCGGCTCGTCGACCACGATGCCGATCGCATCGCCCGACTCGTCGTTGACCACCTCCTTGATGCGACCCTGGCCAAGACCGACCAACAGAACGTCGTGGCTGATCGCCACTCGGTCGCCGCGCCGGCACACCAGGTGCTCGAAGTCCAAGTTGAGCGTCCATCGCTCGGGGCGCAGCAGCGACTGAGCGAGATGGAAGCGGCCGAATTTCCATGCATGGTCACTGCTGGTCACGCCCGGAGCGTCGAGCGTCTCGAAGATCTCGGCATTCGACTCGTCATAGCCGTCGGCATAGACGATGCGCTCGCCCTGCTCCCAGTCCTGGTTGCGGTCAGCGAAACGGATACGGAAGGCATGTGGCGGATCAGGAAATGTTTTCTCGGCTTCAAAGCCCCAGCTATTGCGCGGTGTGAACATCTGCACCGGGTAGGGCTGCGGCTGATCGACGGTGACCGACCATTTGCCGTCAATCTGCGATGGCGAGCCGCGACCGGTGCTAGCGATGTCGGCGAGCGTGTCCCAGGCCGATGCCTGGAAGTCGCGGATCATGTTGAACTCGACGCCCTGGTCGTCGCAGTAGTCGCGCCATGCCTCGAGCTTGGCAAGATCCACGCGCTCATCGGTCATGCGCCGTGCGTTGGCGTTGCCCTGCAGCACATGGCGATAGAGCAGCGCCGGGTTGCTGCTGGCGACCTCAGAGCCGTCGAAGTCGGTCACGTAGCTGGTGACGATGCCGTTGAGCTGGTCTACCACCCCATTGAGCTGGTCGGTCGCTTTGATGCTGAGCGCCGTCATCGCCAGCGGGTGGCGGAACTGCACCGGGTTCTCGTTGGTGAAGCTGCGCAGCGTCGCCCACTGAACGGTGTCGCTGATCTGAGCGTCGCTGGTGTCCGATGTAGTGCGGCGCAAGCGAACTTCATACTGTCCACGAGGCACTGACCAGCGAAATCCATGGCGGATTGCTGACGTTCGCTTGTGCGCAAATCGGACCGTTGCGCCGCTGATCCAGTTACTCGATACCGTCGTAGCGCTGTAGCCAGGCGTCAGCCAGGTGGAATCGCCGGCTCGCCGGTACTGGATTTGCGCAGCAACAGCCCGCGCCTCTCGCTCGCCCTCATCGTTGAATTTAACCAAGCCGTTAGGAAACACGATGTCTAGCGACAGTTCGTCAGCATCGCGCGCAGTGGTGCGCGTGGCCCAGCTATTCGACTGCTTGAGCAGAATACCCAGCGACTGCTCATCAACTTGCTTGGGGTAGATAGTGATCGGCGCATCGCCCGGGCGGCCCTCTCGGTTCTGCACCGCTACGCCATCAAATGACGACAGTGGAGTGTCGCCGATGCGCAGGTCCTCGATCTTGAGCGGGCCATAGCCCCACACGACGAGCATGCGCAGGTATTGGTCATCGCCCACGGTTTCGGTGTAGGTTTGCGCGGCCAGCGGCGGCACATGGCGATGACGGCCCAGCACCACCGGGATAACGCCGAACGGGTTGGCTCGGTTACGTGCGCCCTCGATGGAGAGGGTCGGGCTGTCGCGCTGCGAGCTGCCAGACAGATCTCCCATACTCGGCGGGCGCACCGGAGCGATGGCGTTGATTAGCAGGCTGCCAGCTACAGTCACAAGCCCGCCAGCAAGGCCAGCCGAGATGCCGAGACTAGTGCCAACGAACGGCGAAATCTGGGGCGCAGCGATTACCAGCGCAAGAGTAGCCACTGTTCGCAGCGGGTTCTTGCTTCCACCTCCACCGCCCTGTGGCACGACGCGGATGGTCACCACCGAGCAGGCCTTGGGCCTCACCCGCGACCAGCGCTCACGCGACACGCGCACGTCACCGACGAACACGTGAGCATGGGCGCGCAGAATGGGATCGGGCTGCACCTCGATGAGGATCTGTTCGAGGGTCGCGCCGTCGGCGACCTGGAGGGTGGCGACATCGGAGCGGAGCGGGTGGTTGGCGGCGATGACGCGCATGGTGTCTCCTCAGGCGGGGCGGTAGTAGCCCTCAATGCGGAAGGCGTCGGCGGGCTGGATGACGGTTTCGATGCCGTGCTCGACGTGCAGGATGCGGCCGGCGCCCAGGTAGAGGCCGGCATGGATGGCCCGGCCGCGGCGGTAGATCACCGCTACATCCATCGGCTCGGGGTGTTCGATCTGCTGCCAGGTGTCGCCGCACTCGCGGGCGAAGATGCCCTTCAGGCGATCCACGTCCTTGAGCGTCTGGTACTCGCCGCCGTAGTCGTCGAGCTCGCGACCCAGCACGTCGCGATAGGCCGCACAGACCAGGCCCCAGCAGTCATAGGCGTCAGGGCCGCGCCCATGTGGACGGAAGGGGCGGCCGATGGCGCGCCCCACGAAGTCGTCTAGGATCATGCCGGGCGCTCTTGTGGCCGGTGCTTGCAGTTACACTTCTTGGCGAAGACCGAGCCGAACGCGGGCAGCGGGCAACCACACTTGGGGCAAAGCCGTTCAAGACACATAAATCCTCCAGAGTGGACGTCAGAAAAGACCCGGGAAGCTCGCCGGGGAGAAGCGCCCGGCAGGATACGGCTCGGCGGTGAAGTCCTCGAGCACCAGGTCGCCGCTCAAAGTGCCGGCATCCCATTTCACGTTGCGCAGCTGGAAGTTGGGCCAGGTTAGCTCAACGGTATCGGGATCGGCGGCGCGTATTACCTCAAGCAGCATGTCCGGCGGCGTCGAGGTACTCCTGACGGCCTGGGCCACCTCGCGGGTCACATTGTCGATTACTACGCGCGCCCGGCTCGGCGCGTCCTCGCGCTGATCGGGTAGCACCGGCTCGAAAGGGAAAGCCACGAACTCCTCGCCTCGCGAGGTGATGTTCTCGGTGTTGTTGACCACCCGGATCGACGGATCGATGTCGGGATGCGATATGGTCAGTAGCGCCAGGAAGACCTCGGACGTCTCCTGGGCGAAGGCGGCCTCGCGCAGCACGTCGGTGGTCATGGCAGCACCTCGACTTTCAGCGCCAGCGTCCAGAATCGCCCGGAACCTCGCGGCGTCAGCTCATAGGGCGGATCGCCGACGATTCGCACCGACACCGCCGTGCCATGGCGGGGATGCGGGAAGTCGAAGGCGAGGGCGCCGCCGGCGAGATCGTTGTTGAAAAAGGCCTCGAAGGTGTCGACGCCCTCGCGGCTCAGCAGGTCATAGCGCAGCGTCATGTCGGTCGGCGCGGCGGTGAAGCGCCGCCGGACCTTGGCGGGCCCCGCCTCCATGCTGGAGCGAACGACCTGGCTAGTCGGCTTCTCGCTGTAGCCCGAGGCGTCGGGCCGGTCGGGTAGATTGGGCGGCCAGGTTGGCATATCAGCGTCCTGTCAGAGTGGGTGAGGCGCCAAAGCGCTGTTGCAGGGCGCGACCAGTGCGTGAGCCGGGCTTGCCGATATTACTGGCTACCGCCTCGTCGATGATCACCGTCAGGTCGCGACCACCCGAACTGTTCTGGCGCTCCTCGGTTCGCGCCGAACTGCCTGGCGGAGTAATAACCTCGACGTTGAACTGAGGAGAGCCTCCCGCCATGGATGGCGCAGAGCCGCCCACATAACCGCCCTTGGCATAGCCGGGCATGTTGTTGAGGCGCTCGAGGAAGGGCAGCACGCCAGGCTTGTCGACCACCGACTGCTTCACGACGTATTCGCCCGCATGGACGATGCCCGCCGGGTCGTACTTGCCGCCGGGGCCGGTGTAGCCGCCCTCTGACCAGCCGCCCGCTACAGCCAGGGCACCGTTTATGCCAGCAGCCGAGACGCCAGAGCTTGAGCCGAAATTGGCGCCGGCAGACGCGGAGCCACTAAACAGCTTGCTCCAGTCGAAACCGCTGATCGCATCGCCAAGCGGCTTGGTCACACCCTGTCGCAACATGATGCGCGTAATGTCGTCAAGAATGCCGCCGAGCACGCCACGGAAGTTCTCACCACCGATCACCGCATCCTCGAAGGCGCTTTCGAAGGTGAAGCCGAGATCGCGGGCAGCGTCGCTCACTTGGCTGATGGCCTTCTCGCCATTCATGCCGTAAGCCTGGGCGGCGGTCGTGTTGCTGGCATAACTGGCTTCGAGGTCGGACAGCAGACCCTGAAGCTCTGCGGTGGCCATGTTTTCGCGCATGGCGTACTCGACCAAGGTGGCCTTGTCTTCGGCGTAGCGCTTTTGCTCGGCTTGCAGCGGCCGGATGCGGGCTAGCACTCCATCGAAACCAAGTGCCAGGCGGTCAAGATCGCTGGCCGTCGATGCCGCCGCGGTGCCGATGCTGGCTACGCCTGATGCAGCGCGCTCGATTTTTAGCGGGTCAGGCAGGTCGATAGTGGGGCTGCCCTGCTGAAGAAGCTCTTTCTTGCGATCGATCAGTACATCGTATTGGCTCTTGAGTTCATCCAGGGCTTTGACGGCATCCTGAGACTGCATCGCATCCTCACCAAACAGGTCGATACGGCTCTCAAGGCGCCGCTTGGTATCGAAAAGCGCCTGGAGTTGAAGATCGATGCCGGCGATGCTGCGCTTGGCCTCATCGCTACGGAAGACGTCGGTGAATGCGTTGAAGCGTCGAGCCACGGCATCGATGCCATCGCTCACTTCCTCAAGCGAGGTTTTAATCAGGTCATCGAATTGCGACACAGCCCGGGCCGTCTCGGTGCTGAGCTGCTGGCCAAGCTGGTTGAACTCGCCGCGAATGTCCTTGAGACGCTGGATCTCCATGCTCGACAGCACGGCGTTGAGGCCGTCAGCCTCCTGACTGAGCCGCTCAAGCTCGGCGCCATTGTCGCGCAACAGGGGGATCATGGCTGTGGCTTCGTCCGCCATAGACTCCATGTAGAAGGTCATTTCCTTCTGACTGAGGCCGGCTTTCTGCAGGCTGTCATAGTAGAGCTGCAGCGCCTCCGGGCCAGACAGGCGGGCGAACTGGTCGGCTGTGACGCCAACCCTGGGGGCGATCTTCTCGAAGAAGTCAGCCATCTCGCCGCTGCCGGTCTGCATGAACTCGCCTACGCGGTCGTTCACGTCCTTGAGGATGTCAGCGACCTTGCTTTGCTCGACGCCATACTCAGCGGCGGCATAGGTGATGCGCTGGAAATTTTCAGCTGAGGTGTTGGCCAGGCGTGAGAGGTTGTCGATCTGGGATGCCGTTTCCGAGGCGTGCCGAGCCATCAACATCAGGCCTGCCCCGGCTGCGGCCAATCCTAGCATGGCGCCGCTTGCCAGCCTGGCCACCTTGCCGATATTGGCGGTTGCCTTGGCGGTGCGGTCGCCAGCGCTCTCGACGTCCTTTAGGCCTCTTTCTACTCGCTTAAGGCGCTGCTCGCCCGTCCGCGAACTAATAACTAGCTCCAGCCGGCTCTGGTAGGCCATGGCATTCTCCAGGCAGAAAAAACCCCGCTCAATGGCGGGGTTTGGGGTGGGGGTGGCGGGCGCTACTTGTTATCGGATCTGTATGTCCAGCAGGCTCCAGTTTGCTGTGCCCTGCTCGTTCTGCACCTTAGCGTAAAACGTCTGGCGGACTTGGGCGCCGAATCCGTTTTGCGCGTCGACGTAGGCTTTCACTGCGTGCGTGCAATCGCCGGCATATCCGACCTGCACGTCATCGCTGAGCAGGCTAGGAAAATTGGCAGTGGATGGCGCGCGCAGCCTTTTTTCGACAAAGCGCTTCGCCATGGTGTAAGCAGCATCGGGGCTTTGGCAGCGCTTGGCTGCCTGCTCAGACTCATTGGGCGAAGAGGTGGCGCCCGCGATCCAGAGCAGGGCGAAGAACGATGCGGCGATACCGAAAATCCATTTCATGATGAAAACTCCAGATAGTGGCTAATGCTCATATCGCAGCCCAGCACCCTGCTTATTCGTCAGGCGGCGACTCGCCGCGCTCACGACGAGCGCTCATTATCGCGTCTTCTAGCGCCTCCCAGACCTTGGCTGGGACCCGATGCTGCTGCACGGAGGGCTGAAAGCTCTCTTGTAGGCGCGCCACTATCTCCGCGTTCATGGTGCGGTGATTGTCTTTGGCCGCTTCTTTGAGCCTATCTCGAAGCTCTTCGGGCATGCGCAGCTTGTACTGCGGATCTGTCTGTTGAGTCATGCAGTGAATAATGGACCAGATAGGTGTTGACGGCAACGGACCTAGTAGGTATGTTTGTAAATGTACCTACTAGGTTCAAAGGAGGACCAGATGAATCACAGCAACCCTCAACTCAAGATTCGCCTAGAACCGGGCGTCAAGGCCTGGCTTGAGAACAAGGCCAAGGCCGAAGAGCGCAGCCAAACTTGGCTGCTTAACCATCTGGCGAAGGAGGCAATGCAGCGTGACCAGAAAACCACAAGCCAGTAACGAAGAAGCCCCAGCGATGGGGGTCGCTGAGGCTTCGAATGTCGACCAAACCACAACGAAAGGTGACGCCATGAATTCTAGCATCCAAACCGAATCCGCGCAGCTCCCGGTCATCGCCGGCCACGCCATCCCGATGGACGGGCATGGTCGCTTCAACCTCAACGCCATCCACCATGCCGCAGGGGCTATTGCCCATAAACGGCCCAGCCAGTGGGCGCGCCGCGATGAGGCGAAGGAGCTGATCGCCGAGCTTTCCCAAAGTGCGGATTTACACTTTGGCCCAATTCACGCTGTCAGGGGCGGCGCTCATCGCGGCACCTACGCCCACGAACTGCTGGCCGTCAGCTACGCCGGTTGGATCAGTCCCAAGTTTCAGCTCCAGGTGAATCAGGTGTTCCTCGATTACCGGCTGGGCAAGATGCAAATCGCCGAGCAGCAGCAGGCTCTGCCCAACCCGCTTACCCCTGACCATCAGCGCGGCATCCAGAAGGCAGTGGCCCGCAAGGCGCAAAGCCTCCCGAAGAATGTGCAACGCTTGGCCTACAGTCGCCTTTATAGCCACCTCAAGGACCGCTTCGAGGTCGGAACCTACAAGGACATCGACGACAGCCGCTACACCGAGGCGCTGGGCGCTGTGCAAGCCTACGAGCTGGAGGGCGAGCTGATGGCGCCTGAGCCAGAAGAGAAGGGCGACCAACTCACTGAGCAGGAGATCAGCGACCTTTACCTATTGCTGAGTCATGTCCACTGGGTGGTTCACTACTGGAACCACTACCGCATGGAATCAGCGCTGCGCGCACTGGGGTCGCCGGCAGCGCCGCACATGGGCGAACACATGAAGGTGGCGGCCATTTACAGTCGCCGCCTGGCCAAAGCCAAGGCCGACTTGATGCGCGTCTCGCGTGAGCGCTTGGGGCTAGATGCTTTAAGCCTTCCCGGCATCGCCTGACGCTCACAACCCCGTCGGGCGGCGGGGTTTTTATCTCCCTCCCCTCCTGTTCGCGTGCTCTAGAAACGTGACATCCATCTCCCGCATCACGCCAATCAGCTCGTCGGGCGCACAGGGCGGCGACATGAGCTGCCACAGGGCGTGCACCTCGGTCAGCGGGATCGGCTGCGGTGCGCCGTAACCGGCCGGCCGTGAGGGGGAGAGCAGGTCGAACAGGTAGAGCCAGTATTCGCAGCGCTCGTCAATCTCCGGCGGCTGGGCTCGATCCTTGAGCCCCAGGCGCTCGGCCACCAGCGCCATCTTGGTCTCGCGGCCGGCGCTGGTCAGTCGGTACTTGAGCGCTTCTGCGGCTTTTTTATTTGCTGATCTACGTCCTCACGCCGAAAATTTTCCATGTCGTTGGCTTCTGAAAGCACTGCCGTGACCAGATCCGGGTTATCGTTCAGCACCTGAACCGCCGCATCCACTGAGTACGGGATGGCCTTTCCCTCGGCGTCCTCGACCTCCTGCCAGTCGAGCAAGATGCCTTCGGCAATCGATCGGTATAGGGCCTGCTGTCGCTCGGCGGCGGTCGTGGCGGTGCGCTTGCCGTTGCGCTCCTGAGCCGTCAGGAAGTTCTCGTTGCCGGCGCGGGCGATCAGGAAGCGACCACCCATGATGTCGCGCCAAGCGCCCCGCAGAGCCTTGGCATTGTCGTTGCGTTGCGCGTTGAAGCCCATATTCGTTCCTTACACCAGTGAGCGAGTGATCTTTAGCGGGGAGTTCTTGGCGGTGAAGTCGAGCTGCACCTGAACGATGTCCTCGTTGCCGCCATCCGGTAGGTCGCCATCCAGTTCGGCCTCTGGCACCTCAATGGTGTAGGTGTTGCCGGCAGCGTCGGACAGCGGGAAGGTGAATTTGACCCCTTCACGGGTCATCTGCTTCTTCCACAGGTTGTAGCTCTCCACTGCCCAGGCCAGCGTGACCGAGCCGGTGACGTTGGCGCGGGTGGCGATCAGGGCGCCGGGGCCTGCTTTGCCAAGGCAGCGCTGGGTTTGCATGGAGTTATCGATATTCAGCGACATGGCCGAAATGCAGGCCTGGCCGGCGAGCGAGGCGTCATCAACCAGAATGTCGCCGACGCTGGTCGCTGAGCCCATCGGCACGGTGGTGGTAGCCGCATTGATGGTGTCCAGGCTCAGTGGGTCGGCACTGGCGTCCTCGTAGTCGAGCGCCATGGTGCCGAAGGTGCCGGTGACCTTGCCTTCCTCGGGAATCTCCAGCGAGAAGGTGCCGATATGCACGCCGGTAAAGGTGTGCCAGAGGCCGGCGTCCTTGTAGTGCTTGACCGCAGTGAAGGTGTGGCGGTCGCTGCCGATCTCCAGCACGTCGGTCGCCCAGGTGCCCCACAGGGCCGCCTCGAGCAGTTTGTCGAAGCTACCGGCGCTCATCTCGAAGGCCAGCTCGCCACCGAAGTCCTGACTGGTGATGATGCCGCCGCTGTTCATGCGGTCGGCACGGATCTCGCTCGACTGATCGACGCTGACGTTGGGCGTCATGCTGTTGCCGGTCAGACGTAGGGTGTCGAAGGTGGCTGGGTCGGGCCGGGTGCCCACGGTATCTTCGGGCACGAGGTAGGTGGCGATCTGTGAGCCTGAACTCATGGCGGGTTTCCTCTAGGCATGAAAAAACCGCCTCTAGGGCGGCTCTTGGTATTGGGTACGAGCTGGACGGCTAGGCGACTTTTCGCAGCGCTTCGGTGGGTGCGCAACAGTCGCCATCGAGCATCACCCAGCTGGAGAAGCCCGGGGCATGGAGAGATTCAAAGGCATGCGGCTTGTGCTTGGCGGCGATGACCGCCTGTCGGCCTTGATGCTCCGCGTTGACGCCCGGGTGCACGATGGTGACGCTATCGTTGATGCGCAGCTCGGCGCCGTCGGCGTCGTTTCCGACGATGGTGTGGTCGATACTCATGTCGCTCTCCTATCCCGCTCTAAAAGGGGTGCTCACGTTGATTTGGTACCAGCCATTAGACGGGCCGACGCGCTGCACTGAGGCGGCGAGCGTCTCGAGGGCGCCAGATCGGTAATACTGCAGCTGTGCGGCCAGTGAGTCGGCAATCTGGTAGGCCTCGGCACTACCCTGGTTGTCGGGCGTGAACACCTGGCACTGGATCAGCCCGGGGCGGCGCACCTCGGGCGTCGAGCCCAGCCCGGCCGTGCGGCTATCGCCATGCTGGATCGTCAACCGCACCCAGGCCTCACCGGCATCGATGGCGGCCTGCACGATCGGCCCATTGGGCACGCCGTCATAGGCCACCGGCACGCCATCCCATGACGCCAGGCGCGATTCGGTGGCGATGCGGATCTCGTCGAAGGTCATGGGTTCTGAGCTCTCAATGAGTCGAAGGTGATGGCGTAGACGCCGCCCGGGGCCTGCTTGGAGCTGCCATTTTCAAGTTCGCCGGCATACGGAAGTGAATTTTGAATGTAAATCACATCGAAGGCCTTGTTGACGCGCCCGATTATCCGCATTCCTTCGCCTAGCGCGCGGTCGCCTTGTTTGTCGCTAGCGTCCAGGTTATAGGCGTTGTCCGGAGAGCCAACTGAGACAGTGTTATTACCCCTAAACGTGCCTTGATCGACTGGCGATCTCTCGATGACGCCGGTCAGCGCCTGCAGGGCCGTGGCGCGCAGGCGCTTGTTCTGCGTCTTCTCCACCTCGTCGGCAAAGCCCGACAGCGATTTGCTCCATCCCTTGCGTGCCATCAGCCTCTCCAGACATAAAGAAGCCCAGCGCAAGTGCTGGGCTTGGGTAGCGGATCGAGTTCTACTTTATCTCGAAGTTCTCATTTTCTAAATGGGAGTACCGCCAACGATAGCCATAAGCTGTAGGCATCATCCCGTTCATAACCTTCCAGACTGGCGTATAAGTCCCACCAACAGCCCGGGCGGCGGAATTAATTGAGTGATGGCGCATCACAAGATCTCCGCCCAGTGTAAGCTGATCAACCGCTTTGCACCGCTTAGTGTTTACGCCGGATCGCTCATCCTTGTGAACCCGATCCCAGTTGTCTCCCCAGGTCGTTACTCTGATGTTATCCAGGCGGTAGCTTACCCTGTCATCAATCCTGTCACAGCTCGGCGCTTTGCGGCTCTCATATCCGCTAGATTGCCACTCTCGGTAAATGAGGCGGAACTCATCTTGGTCTCTCAACCAGCTTGAGAGATCTTCGAGTGTGTAGCTTGGTGGCGACATGCCCCGCTGTTTTGCGCTAGAAACCTGATTCCTAAAAATCTGGTTAATAATTCCTAGCTCCGTCTGGCGGTACTTCTTAAATCTCTCGTTCTGGCAACTCTTGCACCTGTGCTGGAGCCCGTCTGGGCTTTGCTTGCGAGCCCAATACTCTGATACAGGCTTTTCAGCTCCGCACTTGGTGCATTCTTTCTTCTGAATCATAACGCCACCTATGCGCTGCACCTGAGAGAGGATGCGGCAACGTGTCAGGTGTCACACGCTTTCGGGAGCTACCCTAGCCGCACATATAAATTATATCAGGCATTCCTGAGCTGAACTATCCATATGGACGCTGCCGGGTCTTGCCTAACATTTATTACGGCATACCCGCTTATCTCGTCATCAACAGCAGGCGTGTCTGTCACTTCATTTTGCAGACAAGTCAATTTCACATCGGTCGCCAGTAGATGTTGTGAATCAACCTCTTCCTGGCGGAACGAGCCGAACACGCCGCGCCCTGAGTAGGCGACAACGGTTGTCGATGTACCAGTGGCCGGATCGTACTCGCCGGCGATCTCGCGCATACCGGCGAATGGCCGCACAGCGTCGCCCAGCTTGCCGTCAAAGGCCTTGGGCACCTTGGCGTTGATCTTGTCTTGGATGAACCCCATCACAGCCTCCGGAGGATGGTGACGCCGCGGTTGGCCGGCAGGTACGGGGCCAGCAGGTCGGAGATCATCGACAGCGCGCCGGTCTGCGCCTGGGCGCCGTCTTGATAGCTGGTCTCAATTTCGACGGTATCGGCCTTGACTCGTTCGCTCTTCACGGCGCCGTCGGTGTCGGTGTAGAGCCGTCCCGCCGCCGCCTCCTGGGCCAGCAGGGCGCCGGCCATGACCACGTCATCGTCGACAGGATCAGAGAGTCGGACCCGCTTGGCGGTGAGCCAGGTGTTGCTTTCCAGCACGGCGCGCGCCTTGTCGCCCGAGCCCTCCCAACCGGCGCCCAACGCGGTATCAACATCGCCAACGGTGACGTAGGTGGCCATGGCTTACTCCTGTCCTCCGTCCTGGCTGCCGGTCTGGATCTCGGCCAGGCGCTGCTCCATGGTCTCGGTCTTGGTGTTCGCCCCGGGGCGCTTGCCGGTGGTCTGCTCGATGGCGTCCATCAGCTCGACGCGGCGCTGTTGCTCGCTCTCGGCGGGCGTCGTGCCCTGATCCTGGCCCTCGGCCTCGATCTCGGATTCCGGCTCCTGAGCGGGCTCCTGGGAGCGCTGTCGACGCAGCCGGTTGAATGCTGCCAGTCCCATAGGGATCTCCTCTGGTTGAGGTGGGCGCCCAGAAGGGCGCCCGGGTGGATCAGCCGTTGGTGACGAGGCTCGCGATGCGGACGCTCTTGCGCGCGTACACGCGATCCCAGTTGGTGGCCGCTTCCAGCTCGGCGTTGGTCGGCGCGGCGCCGGTCACAGAGCCAGAGGTGAACTGGATGCCGCGGGGGTGCAGCAGGAAGTGGCGGCGCGTGATCAGGTACTCCACACCAGCCAGGGAGTCGCGGTCGGTCTCGGTCGGAACCTTGGGCGCACCCTCGCCGTACCCGATGGCGCCTTCGCCGAACAGGTAGGTGGTGTACTTGAAGCCGGAGGTGCCGCCGGCCACGCGCTTGCAGCCGTCGTCGACGATCACGCGCTTGCCCATGAAGGTGGCAATCTGGCCCTTGGCCTCGTCGTCGGGGATGAACTCGATCAGGCCGAGCTTCTTCATCCGGTTGTAGACGACGGAGTGCACGCCCACGCCGACCACCGCGCCGATGGCATCGCCGAAGGTGGCCTCGGCATCGATGAAGGCTTCGCCGGAGAACAGGTTGGTCTCGGCCGCGTTGTTGCCGTCCGCGATGGCATTGTCGACGACCATGTCGCTGCCGTCGTTGGCCACGTTGTCGGCGAACACGCCGGTCAGAGAGGCGATGAGGGCAGCCTGCTGGCGGCGCACCCAGTAGTCGGCCACCAGGTCGCCGGCTGCCCGGATCGGGTCATCACCGGCCAGAGCGGCGGCCAGGTCGTTGACGGCCCACGCCTTGCCGCGCAGGTGCAGGACGGCCTTGTCCTGGCCCGCGGTGATCTTGGCGGGGTCCAGGGCGCCGGAATCGGACAGCACCTCGTCATCGCCGGTCAGGTCGTTCCAGAACGGCATGTTGATGACGGAGCCGCCGGACTGCGCCAGGCGGTTGAGCTCGTCGTTGTTGGAGACGATGCCGCCCATGCGCATGCGGGTCAGCTCGACGGTGCGATTCCACACGTAGGGGTTGAAGACTTCCGGGACGATCACGTCCGCGATTTTGGTATCAGCCATGTCGGTATCCTTTCGGGTCAGTGGCGGAGTTCAGGGTCGGCGCAGCCGTGGAGGTCGGCCGGCGGCGCAGCCACCGACCCGGAGGGGGTTATTGCCCAGCCTCGGCCTTGAGGCGCTCGGCGCGGGCGGGGTCTTCGCGGATGATCCGCGCTTGCTCGGTCAGGTTGAGGGAGTCCTGCTTCCAGGGGTTGGTCTTGCCGCCCCCTTGGCCGCCGCCTCCCGGCGCCTGGGTGCCGCGAGGCTGAGGGAAGATGTAGGGGTGCGACTCGCGCAGCTGCTCGCCAGCCCACTCCTCGAAGGTCAGGGCGCCCTGCTTGCCAGTGACAATGTTGCCGTCCTTGTCGCGCAGGACCGGCTCGCCGTCCTCGAGCTCCCACTGGCTCTTGGCCAGCATCTTGACGACGTCCATTGCCTCGGGGATCACGCCAGCCTTCGATGCAGCGGCCATGGCGCGGTTGTCTACCAGCTCCTGGGTCAGCTGCTGGCTGAGGCCGTCGCGCTCCTTGGCGAGGTCGTCGATCTGCTTCTGGAGGGCGGATTCGGAGCTCTTGCGCTCGGCGTCCCACTTCTCGCGGTGCTTCTTGAGCAGCTCGTCGGTTTTGCCCTCGGCGGCCAGGCGAGCCATCTCGTCGTTCTCGAGGCGATCCATCATCGCCTTGACGTCCTCGGGAGTGCGCTCGCCGAAGGCGGATTGCAACTGGGTCAGCGTGCCTTCCATCTTCTTGCGCGAATCGCGCTCCTGCTTGAGCTCGTCGAGCACCTGCTGCTTGTTCGTTTCCAGACCGGCACGGTCCTTCTTGATGGCGTCGGTGATCGCCTGGCGCTGCTCGTCGTCCTCGACGGTCGATTCCAGCAGTTTCAGCAGTTCGTCCATTACGTCCTCCCGGCGCAGCCGGTATTGCGAGTGGCGCCCGGAGCATCCGGGCATGGAAAAGCCGCCTCGATGGGCGGCCATAGAAAAGCCCCGCACAGTGGCGGGGCTTGGGTTGAATCGTTGGTCAGTCCTCGAGGTCGCCGAGGCGGCGTCGAACCTCGAAGGCGAGGTTCCAGCAGAGGCGGGCCTGGAGTTGGTCGGCGAGCGTGCCGCTGCCGGACTGCAGCAGGCGCCACAGTCGCCACCAGGTGATGAAGTCGGGGTCGGCGGGGGTCATGCCCTCAGCCTACCTCATGCCGCCTCGCCGAACACCTCGGCGAATGTCTCGCGGTCGCGTTCGCGCAGCTCGTCCAGGGTGTATTCGCGCTGCCGCGGGTCGGTGAACCGGTCCAGGCTGTAGCCACCCTCCTTGTAGAGCCGGTAGCGCCGGTCGCCCAGCCATTCGCGCTGATACCGCGCACTCTGGCGCGAGAACCAATCCGAGTAGGTCGTGCCGGCGCCGACCTGGCCGACTTCAAGGCCGGCCGCCTCGCGCTGCTTCTTGGTCATGTTGCCGATGCTGCGGAACTTGGCCCGATCGTCTCGCCCTTTGACCTTGAGGGCGCGCACGTAGGGCCGCTGACCCATGATGTCGCCATCGAGCGAGGGCGCCAGGCAGCAGCGGCAGCGATGGTGAAGCGGGGGCTCGGGGTGCGGCTCGTCGATTTTCCAGCGCCGGCCATCCAGCGGGGCGCAGCGGCGACAAGTCCGACCCTCGAGCTGAGCCACCCAGACCACATGCGTGACGCCAAGGGCGTTGTAGGTCTCCCGGTAGGCCTCGTTGCTCATGTGCTGCCGGGCGGTGCGCACCACGTTGTCGACGTTGTTGCGCGTCGTCTGCAGCACGCCGTCGCGGTATTTGAGCGCCGGCGTCCCGCGTAGAGCCCGGATGATCTGGCTGTTGCTCTGCCCCTCGCTGACGCCTTGGCGGATGGTGCTGTACACCCGATTGCGGGTCGCCGGCCCGATGTCGGCCAGCATGTCCTCGACGAACCCCCCCATCACCGGCCGAGCAAGCGCAGCCGATGCCGCGGCGGGCGCCGACGGAATGTCGCCCTCCACCGCCTGAGCGATGAGGTCTCGGACGTAGCCGGCCTCCTGGTCGGCCAGGCTCGACAGCTCCTCGATGCTCATGGCCTCGATGCGCTCGCCCAGCGTCGCCGCCCATCGGTCGATGGCGTCGCGCAGCCCCTTGAGTCGGGTCGTGTGGTAGCGGCCCCGGGCGAATGCCTGAAGCTCGGCCGGCGTCAGGTTGTCGAGGCGCTCGCCGATCTCCCGCGGGATCTCGGCGCTCATCTCGTCGATGATCGCCAGCGCCTTGTTGACGTGCGCCGTCCCGGTGCGATGCAGGTATGAGACATGCTGCGCCAGGGCCGTGACGATCCGGCGCTGTGCGTCCTCGCGATCACTCATCGTTGGTCACCTGGCCATCAAGCAGGGCCAGCAGCTCCTCGTCGGTCAGGCTGGTGAGCTGAGCCTTGCGCAGTGATTCGAACAGCACTGCTTGCGGCACCTCGTCGGCCAGGCGCAGATCGCGGACGATGCCCATCATCGCGGCGTCGATCTCGGCCTTGCTGAATTCTGGCTCGACCTTGAACGTGATGGCATCGATGTCGGACTGCGGCAGGTTCAGCCAGCGGCCGAAATAACGCAGCAGCTGCTCGATGCCCTCGGCCGCGGTGACCACGACGCTGTACAGGCTGGTGTGCTGGTCGCTCTGGCGGGCCTTGCGGGCCTCGCCGGATTCGTCGGCGCCGGCGTCGATCACCCGAGCCCCGGCCTCCAGCGCGGTGTTGCGCTGGTCCTGCATGGCGGTGCGCGTGGCCTCGACGCCCGCCCCCTCGAACTCGAGATAGCCGACCTGGCCGCCTTCCGGGATCATCCAGGCGGCCATCGGCCCTGAGACACTCAGGTCTTTGTCGCCGAGGTCCGCGGCCACCCACGGTTGCGGGTGGGCGGTGTAGTGGAGACTGGTGTAGTAGTCCGCCGAGAGCTGGTAGCTCTTGAGGGCGGCCTTCGCCATGGTCAGCAGCGGGATCTCGTCGGTGTCGGCGTTGTTGTCGGTGCTGCCCAGGTAGACCAGCGGGATGAAGTCGAGCGGACCCTGGTCGGTGCCGGGCGTCGACTCGTCCTCGACCGGTTCGCCGTTGTCGGCCAGCAGCCGCACCCGATAGGCGCCCTCGAACAGGTCGAGTACCCGGTAGCGAGCCTCGCTGTCGTGGCTGAACTCGTCGCCCTTGTGGACAGCCTCCTTGAGCACGCTCAGCACCAGATCCCGGCGGCCGTTGTTGTCGGCCTCACGCCAGTTGATGGCGTCCAGGGCGCCGTAGGCGGCCACGTAGGGCCGGCCCTCGCCATCCCAGTCGGCGAGCAATGGCTGGCGGCCATAGGCCAGCAGGCCGAGCACAGCGCGCAGGAACAGCGTCTTGAGCGGGAACCCATCGGCCGTGGCCTCGTCCTCGAGGGCGGCGAGCGGCCCCGGCAGGCTGATCTCCGGCTCCTGGCGAGACACCAGCCCCGTCATCGTGCGCAGGCTGTCCTTCACCCACAGCGGGTACTGGGCGCGCCCCTTGTAGGCTCGGTAGATCTCCCGGGCCTCGTCGGCCGTCAGCATCGCGCTCTCGTCGGTCTTGGCCTGGTGCTCCAGGGCCAGCTGCCCGGAGGTCTTGGGCAGGTAGCCGGCGCCCGCGGCCTTGATCGCGCCTTCCCCCTCGAGGCTGTCGCGCATCAGCTCCCAATCGGCGAGCCGTGCATCGTATTGGGGGTGGGTCGTGGTGACGGGCATATCAGGCGAGTCCTCGGATGCGTTTCATGCCGGTGGCCTGGCGGTTGATCGGCCATGTCGCCTCGACCATGTAGCCGATGGCGGTGGTGATGTGCTGGTACTGGTTCGTCTGGTCTTCCTGGAACGTGCTGCCTTTCTGGAGCTGCACGGTGGCCAGGCCCTTGTGGCACCAGGGCGCCGTCTGCGGATTGACGAACAGGTGACGCTCACCGTCGGCGGTACAGATGCGGGCGCGAACCGCGTTCTGGCGGTCCTTGATGGCCGGCGCTGCCTTCTTCACTTTGCGGGTGAACTTCCAGCCGGCGGCCTTGAGCACGTCCTCAATCTCGGTGTAATCCGAGGCGTGGCCGTGCTTCTCGCCGGCCCGGCCCGCAGGGTCGCCGTAGATCAGCACGTGCTTGTTCTGGTGGTCCTTGTAGCGCTCGACGAACTCCAGGGCGCTCTGCCGACTGATGGCGCTCTCCAGCACGATCTCATCGAGCAGGTAGAGGTCATCGCCACGCCTGACGCCAATCGCGGACGACAACGGCGTGAAGTTCTGGTCGTGCATCCACAGCAGTTGCTCGTGAGGCTGGATGGCCTCGGCGGTGGCGTTCTCGGCGCCGTAGTCCTCATAGATCCGCCCGGTAGCCGTCTCGAACGAGGCCTCGAACTCCTGCAAATACTGCTTGCGACTCATCACCCGCCTGGCCGACTCGATCACGTCGGGCGGCAGGATGTCGGCGCTCTTCCAGTGGTACGCAGCCCACTCGGGGTCACCGCTGGTCAGCGCATACTGGTACAGCTCGTAGTAGTGGTTCAGACCGTCCGGCACGCCGATCAGCCAGCACCAGGCGCGATAGTCGGGGCGCTTAGGCGTGACGGTGTTCAGTGCCGGGAGGATGTTCGCCTCCCACGCCTCTGGCTTGATGTCGGCGATCTCGTCGATGACGCCGCCAGTCCAGGGGATGCCCTCGATGCGCTGCGGCTTGTCCAGGCCGATTATGTGTATCTCGGTTCCGTTGGGTAGGAAGATGACCGGCTGCGGGCTTACTCGCGGCGCCTTGGGGTGGCTGGCCGATAGCGTCATGGCGCACAGGTCGTCCCACCAGATCTTGCGGGCCTGGTCCTGCGTCGGCGCGGCGGCGAAGTACATCTCGTTGGAGTGCTTCATCGCCTGCTTAGCGAGATAGCGCTTGGCGCGCTCGGTCTTGCCGCTACGGCGCCCGGCAGGCACCACCTTGAAGCGCACCGGCTCATTGACCAGGCGCACCTGCTCGGGAATGTCCTTGAGCCCGTACCAGCGGTCGAGTTGTCGCTGGAGGGCAGGATTCATCCGGGTAGACTCTCCGCTAGCTTGGCGAGGGCGGCGGCCATGTCGTCGGAACCGCTGCCCTTCTCGGCCTCGAACGCCTTGACGCTGACATGCTTGCCGATCAGCTCAAGCGTCTTGAGCTTGTCGGGCCACTTGATCTTGCGCACGACGGTCATCACGTCGCCGGCCTGCATCTCATGCAGGTCGGCGGCGGTGATCGACTGGCGCCAGGCCTTGGGCCACTCCCTCACGGGGCGGACGTTGCCGGCGTCGTCGAGTATGTCAATTATGTCGAGCTGGTCGATGTCGTGCAGGCGGTGAAGCACATAGTCGGCATCGACTTGGGTGCGCTTCGCTCGCTCCTGCTGACGCTTCTCGATGGCTTGCTGGATGCTGACGTTTGCTAACAGGCGAGCGCCGGCAGCGTTGGCACCCTTTGCGCTATATCCGGCCTTAATGGCCGCCTGGCTGGCGTTGGGCTCCAGCAGGTACTCATCCACGAAACGAGACTGCCGGGCGGTCAGCTCGACAGCCCCTTTGGCAGTCTTGCTCATGATTGCCTCCTAGTTCGCATTGGTTGAACGCCCCGCCCGGCGGCCGTCTACGTGCCGGCGGATATGCCGGGCGCTCACCGATGCGCTTGCTGATCAGTAGCCAGGAGGCCCCTGGTCTTGAGCGATGGCGGCGATCAACAAAACCACAATCACGCTAACCGTCCACGCCAGCCATTCCGGGATTTCGATGATCATCACTTCCCCCTGATCGCGTCCATGAAGGTCTTACCGCCAGCGACACCCCGGGCGATCTTTTCCCCGGAGCGGCCGGCGATGTAGCCACCCACGCCCAGGGTCATGAGATCCCACATGCGCTCGGGCAGCTCGAGCTGCAGACCCGCGCCGAACATCGCCCCCAGATAGGGAGCGAGCAGGTAGTTGTTGGCGATGATGGCCACGATCACCAGCATCAGCAGCGGACGCCACGAGCGCTGAATCCAGCTCTCCCCGGTGGCTTCGGCCAGGATGATCTGCATCCGGGCCTTGATGGCCGAGTCGCGGGAGTCGATCAGGCGCGACTGGATCTGCTGCTTGAGGCGGTTGGCCTCGTCCTTATCGGTGACCGCCTGGTCGATGACGTCGAACAACGGGCCAGTGAGTGCGCCCACAGCCTTCTCGATCAGCCCGTTCATCGCTTGCCCCCTCTCACACGGTCAGCGGCTGCCATCAGGATCACGTCAATGGAGCGCGGACCAGCCCAGCCACACACGACGGCGACGGCAGTGGCCGGCCATCCTGATAGGTCGAGCCAGACATTGATGCCAGCAGCTAGGACGACCATTACTACTAGGGCGGGCAGGTCGAGCCACAGGCGTGGCGTTAGGAACTTCTCACGCTCGCCGCTCTTTACCTCGGCAGCGATCTTAGCGATCAGGCCCATAATCACCGCGCCGGCCGTCACAATGGCCAGCAACGCCTCTTGTAGCCATTCGGGGTCGTTGCGCCACGGCATCCGGCGCCTCCGTTTAGTCATTGGGTGTGCGAGCGGCCTCGGCAATGACGCGGGCCAGCTCATGTGCAAGCCCGCGCCTCCCAGCGAGATACGCGGCGAGGTCGTGCTTGCTGGTGAGAAAGAATGTTTCGAGGATGATGCCGCCGCCGTCGCTTACGAAGGCCAACCGGTGGTGCTGGCCCGAGTCTTCGGGCTTAGCGCCCCGATCGGGGATGCCTAGCACGTCGGCGGTCACTCGGCACAGACTGGAAGCCAGCGGGTAATCGCGCTCTTTCGAGAGCGTCTCTACGCCAGATGCCTGAGGGGTGCCGGCTGCGTTGCAGTGGATCTCCACGGCGATGTCCGCCTTGGCGGCGATCTTTGCCGCGGTACGCAGCGGCAGATTCTCGTCGCCATCACCGTCTGTCATATGGCGAATGCCCTGGGCCTTGAGGGCCTGGCTCAGTAGAGCGCGCAGCCCTATGGCAACATCGGCCTCGACATAGCCTTGCGCCACAGCACCAGGGTCAACGCTTGAGTGGCCGGCGCTGATCATCACCGTCTGCTGCTGTGGAGGCGCGGCCTTGATGGCGGCGACTTCATCAATCCATCGCACCATCGAGCACCTCGGGAATAAAACGCCCTCGCGATAAGGGCAGGTCAGGGAGAGACCAAAAGGGTGGCGCCCCTGTCTCAGGGCGAGGGTCATGGGCTCGCAGGACGCCAGAAACGACAGCGCCCCGGCGTATAGCCAAGGCGCGGAAAGCAAAAAGCCCCGCCGGTTGGGGCGAGGCTTCGATGTAATGAGCTGTTTGGGCGTAGCGCCGTCCAGCTTACAAATAAGAGTATTCGCTCACCCTCATTTAGTCAAGCCGCCTGACGCATTTCATCCCGCAGTGCCTTGTTCGCCTCACGGGCGGCATCGGCCACCGGCTGCATGGCCTCATCCTCGAGGTCGGCGAGGATGCGGCCTAGCGTCGACCACACTTGGTCCCAGCCATCCCGGCGCCAGTTGTCGCTGACGATCTTCACGCCCAGGAACTCACGGACGTAGAAGCACGCCTCTTTCGGCTCCCAGGGTGTCCGGCTGCCGTCCATGTCGTTGCGGTCCTGCATCATGCGTGCTTGGATCAGCGCCTCGATGCGCTCGCGCCGCGCCTTGCGATAGCTCGACCACTCTGACGTGGCGAGAATGAAGCGGGTCAGGATGGTGTCGGCCACGTCATCCAAGTACTGGTTGGCCGCCCCTGTATCGGCGAGACACAGCCAGTGACCCACGGCCGCCAGGGCAGGGGTGTCGCGCTCCATGCGGGTGATCACTGCATAGATCGGCTGGTAGTGGTCGTTGTAGCAGCCGCCAGACTTCGCCCCACTGGTCTGGACCTTGGCGCCGGCCTCGGCCAGATCGGCGCAGGCTTGGGTGCGGATACCCGACTCGAAGGCTTCGGCCCAAGCTACGCGCGGATTGTGGTCGATATAGCTCATGCCGCCCCCTTGCTCATCAGTTGACGCCCGTACTCGGCGAGACAGGCCGCATCGGCCATGCCGTCATGAGGGACGCGCTTGCGCCCCGGCGTTAAATCGATGGATGGATAGGCGCGACGCACGAACGAGATAGCCGCGTCCTTATCCTTGGTCGTGCCAGCCAGCACCGCCTTTTTCCAGGCCTGTGGCGTAACGAGGCGATAGGGGATGCCTAAAGCCTCACAGACGCCGATCACCAGCCCGAAGCCCATGCCGAATTTGAAGGTGCTGCTCACGCCTTGCTTGGGCATGGCGTGGACCTTCTCAATGATCACCACCTGAGGAGAGAGCTCCCGCAGGGTGGCGGCGATGGCGTGCCCGTCGATTTCCTTGCCAGTGAGCGGCATCGGAATGGCGCCGGCATGGCCTTCGCTGGCGAGGTGGGCGATGCCTCCTGTCTGCCCTGGGTCGATGCCTACGATCATCAGTCGCCCTCGCACTTGTGGAAATTCTGCGCCACCAATTCAGAGCCCGCTTCCCGAGAGGCTTCGATAAGCTCGATGACTCGATCCTCTCCGCCCGGCTCCATGCGCCTGTCTTCGTATTCGGCCACCGCCTTGGCCAGCCGGCGCCCCGCAGGGCTTGAGATGGTCATCATTGCTCAACCTCCCTCAGTGCCAGCTCAAGGCGGAACAACGCACAGCAGGCGGCATGCGCCAGGTGGTGTTCGCCGGTCTCAGTGTCGTGATGCTCGCCACGGCTGATGGCCAGGTCATGGCGCAGCCCGGCTGCCTGATAGCGGCGCTGGGCGTCGTCAACGTGCTGCCAGTTGCCCGGGGCATACTTCTCTGCGCCCGCAGTAAGCACTCGGCCAATGGCCTCCAGGGCGAGCGGCATGTCCGCCACCAGTAGATCCAGCCGTGGCTTCTCGGTGTCGAACTTGAGGCCAGTGGCGACAGGCGTGTCGATGTGCTCGCCATTCCGCGCCGAAGTTTTTATGGTGTGATGGTGCGCAGTGCAGCCGGCGGGATGCTTTGCTCCAGGCGAAGCCCCACACTCTGGGCAAAGGTAAGTTGTTCGCATTTCGCTCATGCAGACTCCCTCGCTTCGATGGTGACGAGCGCATGGGTCAGCGCCTCGCGTGTCTCAAGATCGCCGCCGAACTCAGCAAGTCCGGCGCGGATGGTCTGGCGCATCCAGCCCGGCTGCAGGGCGCGCAACTCGGCGCTGTCGTGGATGCGGCGGTGGCAGGTGTCGCCCGGTCCGTCGCAGACCGGCATCACCATGCTGTCGGGCGCCTTGAGGCCCATCCCGCTCATCCCCCACATGCCGATCAGGTGATGGGCGGCGTTGGCCGGGGCGCCGCACAGGCAGCAGGGCAAGGTGCGGACGAAGGCCAGGTACTCCGGGGAGCGCCAGCGGCAGTCGTTGGCCGCCTGGCGCCGCGGCGCGCTGCGCTTCTCCCGCTTGCGGTTCGTCGGCGCCTTGGTCTTGAGCTCGCTGCGATTCTGGATCGGGGCCTTGCGCTTGATCGGGCCTGATCGCTTCATTCATCGTCCTCCCACGGGTCGCCGAACATTTCCTCGCAGGTCTGCTCGAAGATGCAGTCCTGGCACAGCGCCTCGCCGTCATCGCTGACCGCCACTGCCGGCTCGTCACACTTCTCGCATTCGCCCAGGTCGAACATCACTCCGCCTCCCTGATCTGTTCGCCATCCATGCCCAGACGGGGCGTCAGCCCGCCGCCCGGGGCCTTGAGGTACTGGAGTCCGGTGCGGTGATCGGTCACGACCGCCACGCCGCTGCGACCATTGGGCGGGTCGCTGTCGTCCTTGGGCTTGCCGCCGGACAGCAGCGCCATCACCAAGACCACCACGAAGAACGCGGTGCCGAGCCCGAGGCCGAACTGGAGGCCTTCCAAGAACCACTTGCTCATCCATCCACCTCCTTCGCTTCTGCCAGCGCATCGAACAGCGCGTCGGCGATCAGGGCCAGCTCAACGATCTGCCAAACGACGAGCCCCATGCCGGCAGTGATGCCGGCAATGACGAGCCAGAATGGAATGCGCTTCATGCTGCCACCTCCCCAAACAGGTCGAATTGCTCTTCTCGAGCGGGGCGCTCGATCTCGCCATTCATCCAGCGACCCCAGGTCTTCGCATCGATCACCTGCCCCTCGTACACATGCCCTTTGCAGGCGTGGCAGTAGATGTGCTGCCGATCGCGCTGGCTGAAATCGCTGGTTTTGGTCGATTCGCACAGCTTGCATCCAGTCATGCCGCCCCCTTCGCTTCCGTCAGCGCATCGAAAAGCGCATCGGTAATCATCACCAACTCCACGGCCTGCCAAACAAAAAGACCCATGCCGGTGACAACTGCTGCCGCGCAGCACCAGAAAGCCATATTGCTCATGCCGCCTCCTTGTAGCTCTCGTAGGCCGCCAGCGCGGGCTCACTCCACTGCACGCCCAGCTCCACACCGGTCGCGTACAGGAACTCCACGAACTGGCTGGCCTCGGCCTTGCGGAACTTCTTCGTGCTGGGCCGGACGTAAACCGGCTCCTGGCTAACCCAGTCCCAAACCTTCTCACCGGGGTGGGCTAGCGGCGTGCCGGCATCTTCCATCTCGCGGGCGAACTGGTTCACCAGCACAGCCTTGACGCCCTCGGCAGAGAACGCTCGGAAGCACTGGCGGTGGATGTCACCGATCATGGCGTGGTAGCGCTCCTCTTGCCCCCGGCTCTTGCCCGGCCGCCGCAACACCACTTCAACGGCACCGTCTTGGAGCGCCTTGTTGACCATATCCCACACCGCTTTCATCTTGATGCGCACGCCGCCAAGGCCGTCGATTCGATAGGTCAGCTCCTTGCTCACAACAGCACCCCCTGAGGCTCTGGCGCACCGGTGCCAATCTCAAGCAAGTGACGCGGATAGCCGCTGCTGCGGTCCGTTTCAGTGCTGACGACATGCCCCATCTCGATCAGCTCGTTGACTCGACCGCACACAGACTGCAAGGGCAGGTCGGTGAGCGTGGCGATGTCGTGGCGGGTGACAGGGGCCATGGCCTCGATGGTTTGCAGCACCAGGGCCTGCTGATAGCCCAGGGCGCCGCTGCTGATGTGGTCGGCGTAAGCCTCGCGTGATGTTGTGGCGATCATGCGGCGTCCTCCCTGTCGTCTTCGCTGGGATGCACGGTCTCCAGCACCTGGCGGCCGTAGCTGTCATGTTTGTGGGCAACGATCATGTCGACGCCCCGATTGATGACGCACTGCGGCCAGCCGGTCATATCGGCGAGGTACTGCGCCTCACTGATGGCGGCAGCCGGGTCGGTGAATCCGCTCATGCCGCCACTCCCCATGTCAGCCATTGACGAACCCGCGACACTGCACTCGGCCTAGCCAGCGCCTTGAGGTCGGTGATGGTGTAGACGTAGCGATGGCGGCCACGGCGGCACTCGGCCAGATCGTCGCCTACCTGCTTGTCGACGGTGATGCCGCGCTCGGCGAGGCGCTCAAGCTCTTGTGTGGTGAAGTTCATGCGGCACTCCTCCTGCGCTGCTCCCAGCCCTTGGCTACGGCACGCGAGCGCCGCTCACCGATGCGCTTGACCCAGCCTGCATGTACGCCAGCCGGCAGGTGCAGGCGAATCACGTAGCGCACCCAGTCGGCACTGACCGGAACGCCGTGCTGGGCATGGATCGCGCGGGCAATCTCGGGGCCTGTGTAATCCAGCACCACGAGGTCATATACGTCGTCGTGCATGGCGCGGTCGTAGCAGTGGCGTCCGTACTGGTCGTGAGCCTTGAGGCCGAGCTGATAGGCCACGCTGCGCACGGCAGCCGGTGAGCGGGGCGTGCCGGGCTTCTCTCGGGCGATGCGGGGCGGCGTCCACCCCGGCAGCTCGTAGTGGTCGGCGAGGAAGTCCAGCTCTTCGCGGCTCCAGGCGATGGCTTTAGGCATGGTTCACCCCCTGGCCGATTTCGCGGCGCGCTGACTCCCAATCGAAGACCATCAACTTCGAGCACTCACGAAGACGATCCACGACGCGCTCGCCCATCCACTGCCCGAGCTCGGCGGGCTGCACGTTGGAGACGACGATGGTCGGCATGCACTGCTCGTACCGCTCGTTCATGACGTCGAACAGGTAATTCAGCTCGGCATCGCTACCGAAGGACACGCCGATCTCATCCAGCACCAGGAGCGCGGGTTTCGTGAACGCCTCAATGGCCTGTGATTCGGATTCCTCGCTGCGCCCGTAGGTATCCTTGATGCGCCGGAACATGCGGGCCGCCGTGGTGTACAGGCCGGGCATCCGGTGCTGGCTGATAATCGCGTTCAGGGTGGCCACGGCAAGGTGTGTCTTGCCGGTACCGGGATTGCCCAGCAGCATCATCCCTTCGCCGGCCTCAAGGTGGCTCTGGAAGTCATCGGCGTATGCGCGGCACTTGGCCAGATACTTGCGCTGCTGATCGGAATCGGCGCGGTAGGTATCGAAGGTCTTGTTGGCAAAACGCGGTGGCAGGCAAGCGTAGCCGACCATTTTCTCCATCCGCCTTTGCGCTGCTTCTTGGCGTATGGCGGCAAACTCGGCATCCCTATCGCGCTCGACCTTTTCCGCTGAACACTTGGGGCACTTGGTCCAATCGTTTACGCCGCCAAGCGTGATGAAGGTCGATTCATAAGCGCCATGCGTTTCGCAGGCGTCCTGGCGCGTCTCGGCGTTAATCACGCTGTCCATCAGGCTGTTAGAACTCATAGGTGCCGTCTCCCTTGGCAACGAGGCTGGAGGTGTCGGGTGCTTCGAGGCCTGAATGGCGGCCAGGGGTTTGGCGAGAGGGCCGGCGCTGCTGATGCTCTGCCTTGACCTGCTTGGTTAACTGATCCCACTTGGCGCGCAGTTTGGCGGGGGAGAGGATTACCCCAGACCAAAACTGATGTTTGGCAGTCCAGGCGATCAGGTAGCGGATCTGCTCGACGGTGCGGCCATCCCGTTCGCGCATAAGGCGGAACTCGTTGGCCCAGGTGGTGGGGTTGTGCTTCACCGGGGCGTCGAGGTCGGCACTCACTGCGGCGACCATCTCTGTGACCAGCTCGTGGTCAACTTCCTCGCCCCACTTGCGACGCTTCGGCTTGCACGACGTATCGTTAGAACCTTTAGGTTCTAATCTGTCTGTAGTGTCTGTATTTGTGTCCCCATCTTGGGGACGTTTTTCGTCCCCATCTTGGGGTCGATGACCCCAACTTGGCGCAGGCTGCTGTTTTGGGGACACCCGGGATTTCTGAGTCGAGAAATCCCACTCGTCGGTGTGCGTGTTGATGCCGATCGGGGCTTGTGAGCCCCCGTCACGACGAAGCACTTTCTTGGCGAGCAGGCTGTTCACGGCTTCACTGCAACGCTTGGGCGTCAGGCCGGTCATCTTGGCCAGGACGCTTTGTGAGAGGCGCGCAGAGGAGCGATCCCACCCGAAGGTGGCCCGCTCTACTGCTCGAACGATGCGGGCCTCTCTGCTCGTCAGAGGGGCCTTGCACAGCGCCTCCACGAGAGCGTTGGCAGTGCGGACGTATCCGTCTTCCAACTGTGCCCCCTTGGCCTCGGGCTCAGGGGCTTCCCGAGCCTGAAAGCGCTCATGATCTGAGATGCGAGCGAGATTGCTCATGCCGCCACCTCCAGCCCGATGATGCCGAGCAGGCCGGAGAAGCGGTCGCGGTAGTAGTGCGGCTGCGTCTCGCGCGGGGATTGCGGGCTCACGACATTCTTGCCGTAGTCCAGCCCGGCCTCGGTGAGGCACCAGAAGCCCTTGGTGTTGCCGACGCGATCCTTGCGCTTACGGCGCTCAAGGATGCCGGCTTCGTGGAGCATCTGGTTCACGGCTGCCGCTGAATGGCTCAGGCCGTAATCGCGCAGCAGTTGGGTCAGGCTGGCGGTATCCATGGCGCCAATGTGGCCCGGGGCGCTGTCCTCGGTGTAGTCGGGCAGGAACGAGGTGTCGGCGCCCACGGCCTGCCCAGCCTTGCGGAGCATGACGACCTTGCCGGAGTCGGAGGCGCGCAGCAGGTTGGCGGCGCACTCAACCAGGGCCATGGTGGCCGGGACGTTGGCGGCCTCGACGCCGGGCGCCTGATACTGGCCGGTCTTGCGGATCGACGGCAGCACTTCCTCGAAAACCCATGCTTCGAAGCGCTCAGCACTCGGAAGGGCGCTCTTCACGATCAGGCGGTATACGTCCGACTCGCGAATCACCGAGTAGTAACCACCACCCTGTTTCGGGGTAGTGGTTGCGCGCTTGCAGTGACGGCTTACGGCGTTCTCGGGCTTGGCATAACCCAGTGCCCGGGCCACGTCGCTGGCCACAAACATCGGCTCGCCGTCGTCGGCCTGGATAACGCGGACCTGTTGGCTATCGAAGTTGAACGGTTGGATTGATTGCATTACGCTTACCTCATCACTGAGTTGATACATGAAGCCCCGGATTTGGTTGGTAGCCGCCCGGGGCTTCCTCGTTTCAGTCGCCCACAACCTGGAGCGACGGCTTCATCACGCGCTGCTTGATCAGCTCTCGCGTCCCCATCAACGCCGCGATGGCGTTGTCGATGTCCTTGAGCGCTTCCGGCGCCGCCTCGGCGTCGTCTTCGTCCAGCACGCCGTCTTCCAGCAAGCCGGTATATGAGCCCATCATTTCGCCCGTCTCGCGGCTGACAGCGCCCAGGGCGGCGAAGGCGCAGGCCGGGGTCTCACCCTGGCGAGGGCGGCGAACGCCCAGGAATCCATGGCGACGGGCCAGCTCGACGCGATTCTCGGTGTCGCCCAACTCCTCAAGCGCTGCCATCCACGGCTCTTCCAGCCAGGCTGGAAATTCCACCGCACCGCCGGCCCAACGCTGAACGCGCTTGTTCCAGCTCATGACCGCGTGGTCGTACTCCTCGCTGACCTCGGTGAATGAGGCCAGGCAGGGCATGTCTTCGGTCTTGGCCGGGCATAAGGCGTGCGCCAGAGAATTCAGCGTGCGGGCGAATCGCTCGACTGATACGCCGCGCTGCTCCTTGAGCTGGCCGAGTGCGTCGCGGAGGAGGGCGTCTCGGCTGGGGTGTCTGGTGCTGGACGTGGGCATATGGATCGCCTGTCTCTAATCTGTGGGTGTGGTCAGGCGGCAACGCCGGCCAGGCCGGGGCAGAGGTCAACCGCCAGGATTTTTCCTTCGGTAGCCTTCTCGGCTTTCATGGCGTGCAGCGCGGACATGCCGTGCTTCCCGCTGACCCAGCCAGAAACGCTTGCCTGGCTGACGCCCAGCGCCTCTGCCGTGCGCTCTTGGGTGCCGAAGTGCTTGATGAGTCGGGAAATAGGAGTTTCCATGCTGCTCGCCTTGGAAAAAAGGAATACCTATACTTTAGAGACAGGAAGTCCTTTTTGCAACGCTATAGGTGCGCCTATATCTTTCGGTGTCATGAGCATCGGAGATCGGGTGCGCCGGGCCCGCAAGAAAGCCGGCTTAACCCAGAAAGAGCTGGGGGATGCGGTCGGCGTGAAGCAGGCCACCATATCGGGGCTTGAGAAGGGAGATTCCCGCTCGAGCGCCTACCTCGTGCAGATCGCCCGGGTGTGCGGTGTGAATGCCGACTGGCTGGCCACCGGCAACGGCGAGATGGAGGGCAGCGTCACCCCGCACCCCGCTATGCTCGAATCGAACGTGGCGCCGCCTCCGAAGCTAGAAGGCTATGTGCCGGTGATCTCCTGGGTGCAGGCGGGGTCGTGGACCGAGGTCTGCAACGTCGATGCGGTCAGCGAGGAGATGGTGCCCAGGCCGCCCGGCAGTTCAGACCGGACCTTCGCGCTCCGGGTGAAGGGGCAGTCCATGGTGCCGAAGTACGAGCCCGGGCTGATCATCTACGTTGACCCCGAGGTGCTGCCGTTCGACGGCGACGACGTGGTGGCCGTGCTCACCGAGAGCAACGAGGCCACGTTCAAGCAGTTCGTCGAGGAGCCCGGGATCGAGAAGATGCTCAAGGCCCGCAACCCGGCGTGGCCAGACCCTTACATCTCGATCAACGGTAACTGTCAGATCATCGGCGTGGTGATCGGCTCGCTGTGGCTGAGGCAGCCGAGGGCGTAGTCGTCATAACCAAGCATTTTGGCGGGAGAAATCGATTGGCGACTAAAGAAGAGAGGGACAAGGAGTGGGAGGAAGAGAAGGTCAGTCGTAGCGAAATGCTGACTCTCATGCTCCCGCTGGTGCTGTCCTCGGCATCTCTAAACAAGTGCGTCACCAAGATGGCTAGGGCCATGATGGAAAGCGAGGACGAGGAGCTCAAGATCGCGGGCGCCAAGTCTCTATACCTCGCCGATGACGCGATGACCGAGCTGCGCGAGTTCCAGACCAAATTCCAAGAACTGGCAGATAGTGCCGATGTCGAAGAAGGGAGTGGAGATGGAACACCCTCTCAATCTCGTTGACCTAGGCCTGAGGGAGTTGAATAGGGCGCTTGGCTCCATGCCTCAGCGCGAGCACGTCCGAAGCGAAAGCCTGCGCGAGCGCATCGAACACCTCGACCTTGAGGATGACAGTCCCGCCGCCGGGCGTCATAATCAAGGACAGCCACCCATCCAGGAGGGGGATATGGCGGAACGTCTGACCAATCTCGAGAGCCAAGTGAGCCAGCTCCGCGTGGACATGGCCGAGGTTCGCACCAAGGTTGCGCACATTGAGAAGAGCATGCTGACGAAAGGCATGGCCGCCATGTGCGCCCTGGGCGTCGTCCTGACTATCCTCGGCGGCGGCTGGTGGATCGTCCAGCAGTACCTGTCCCCGCTGCTCAAGGCCGCCGGGTCTAGCTAAAAGCCCGCCCGCACCCTGTCCAATAACCCGCCCATCGAGGCGGGTTTTCTGTATCCGCCCACCTGATCCCGCCCTGAGCGGGATTTTTTTTGCCTGCTGATACAGGCAAATCAGTCACATAACGGTCGGCCGGCAAAAAATATAGGAAAGACTGTTGACCATGAAAATAGGTATGCCTATATTTGGAGTCGTCGAAGGGCACAGCGCCCCACCGACCCGGAGGCTGACCGGACAACAGCCAGCTCATTAACAATCCGACATGCCTCCCGCTGGCTTTGTAAGCGGGCACCAACCGGCCAGTGCCGGGTCGGTGGACGAGGCCACCCAAGTGGAGCCAGGCCCTCAGCGTTGAGGGTAGGTGTCGGGGTTGGCGCCCCGGGCAGAGAGCGATGCCCAGCCTCGTTATCGAAGCAAGACACCTCGCCGGGTGTGCCACTACCAGCTAGGGCACAAGGGCTGTACGCCCGGCGCTGTAATAGCCCTGTGAAACGCGGCAATGCGATTGAGCCGCGCAGGAGGGAAGCCCGACGCCCAATCAATGACGAAGCCGGATCGCCTGCCATCGCAAGCGGGTGTGAAGGAGCGGGGCCGCCAGCGCTGATCACTGGCGGCGCGCCCATTGCCGAGGCAGTGGGCATCCACCAGGCCATTCAGTGAGTGGGTTGGTGGATGACAACGGAAAGGAGACATCAATGCCATCACCGATTATGAAGTTCTTCGCCTACAAACACCTGCCGGAGCGCTTGCAGGTGGTCAGCAAGCCGATTGGCGAACTTGCCGCATCAATGGATACCCAGTTGCCCGATTGCGCAGAAAAGAGCGCCGGGCTACGCAAGCTCCTTGAGGCAAAAGACGCGCTGGTTCGGGCTCAGCTTGAAGTCAAGGAGGAGGGGTAATGCAGCCGTATAGAGAGAGCCTTCCTATAGGGGAGGTCGAGGCAGTCGCCACGGATGCCGTGGGCCAAACGGCAGCAAGGATGTTCAATGATGGCGCTGATGAGGTTCGCGTCACAAAACTGCGCGGCGCCGGTTACACCCGAAAAATGCCGGGCAAGAAGAAGAAAAGGAAGCGCAAGTAGAAACGCTGGCCACTGAGCGAATCAGTGGTCATCGGAGAGGGCTGAATGCGCAGGCTGATGCGCGTGGAGCGAAGCGGTGACGGGCTCCTAGGCCGGTGACGCCAAGCTTTTGAGTGGGCCACTAAGGCAGTTGGCAGGGCTCAAAACCCTGAGAGTCGGGTTCGATTCCCGCGCTGCATGCCGGAGATCAGCACCGGCCAGCCCTCTCGGATGCACAACGACAGGAGAGCACGATGGATAACGGATGGATCAGCGTAGAGGATCGGCTGCCGGAGAAGGGTGATTGGTATCTAGTGGCTGTCCCGTCACCGCTTCAGTCCGGCGAAAGGATCTCAACCATGGCGTTTTTGGACGCAGTGGAAGATGGCGAGCCGCTGGCCTGGTTGGCTCACAACGACGCCGATTCCGATGAATGGGAATGCGTCACCCACTGGATGCCGCTCCCGGCACCACCCCACACCGCGCCCCGGGCGTAGAGGAGGAGAGATGAGCAAACAAGAACGCCAGTTTTTGACCGTTGGCATAGAGCTGGCACCAGGCGAGCCAATGCCGGCATTTGTGCAAAATCTGTTCGACAGGATGCGTGAATACCCAGATATGAAAGACGGGGCAGGCGTTTTCGCCGCCTCATGGACCAACGTGTTCGATGAGCGTGATCGGCTTGAAGATCAGCTTTCCGACAACTGCTAGCACCACGCAACCCGCCGCGTTAGTGCGGATAGCCAGCCCGTTCGGCTGAGAATAGAGCGGGCATCGGAGAGGGTTGAATGCGCAGGCTGATGTGCAGTGATGTTGATGTGGCAAGCCTCTCAGAGAAGCTTCAACAAGCGCATAGGGTTACGGCCACGACCTATGCAAGCCGGAGATCAGCACCGGCCAGCCCTCTCCGATGCGGCCGTCACCGCATCACACAACCATTCACTCGATTAGATGATGAGGGGTGTGTTGTTTCTGATAGCCGGCGCTGGCAGCGGCCAATCTGCCAGCACGAATAATCCCTGCCTTGCCCTCTCCGGAGGGCTTTTTCTGAGAGCACTCCCGTTGATCCAGGCCGATCCCAGCACGGCTGAGCCCCCGTGCGCGTGAGTGTTCCCAAAAACAAACAGGAGGTGTTTATGAAAAACGCAGATATGCCGGCAATGCCGCAGCAGCGCGAGTGGCAGGACGACATGGAGGCTCACGTAGCCAATTCGCATATAGGCGCTCCGCCCATCGAAGGGTCCGGCCTCACCAAGCGAGAGCACATCGCCGCCATGGCGATGCAGGGGTTGCTGGCATCAGACGAGGGTGGCGGATTGAGCAGGGATACCTGCGTGAAGCTGGCGGTCGATCACGCCGACGCTCTGCTTGCTGAGCTTAAAGAGAGGTCGTCATGACAACCGACAAGAGCGTGACCCCGACAACCAAACAGCAGAGCCGGTCCCTCAACGACCAGCGCGCGGCGAGTATCTATGCCTGCCGCAGCAAGATCGACCAGAAACACGCCGACATGAAGCTCAAGCGCCAGCTACGAGAGGTTTGGTCATGACTACAGCAGATGTCGCCCGGTTCCGCATGGGCGTTAACCAGCCGCCGATCATCGCCGATGAGTGCGCCAACCACATCATCACGAATGAAGCTCGGCGCAATCAGTGGCGCCGCCAGAAATACCTGCACCGGTTGGACATGCACAACCGTGGCCAGCGCCCGCCCGTCGAGCTTTGGAGGGCGCCATGAATACCGACATCGCGGCCAAGGCCAGGGAGTTGCAGCGCCTGATTGACGCTGCCGACGAAACGGGGCGAGCGACCACCATCATGTTCAACAACCGCCGCATGTACCGGGTCGAGGTCACGCCGCTGACCGACGCCGAGCAAGCCAAGGAGACGATCAATGAATCTATCTGAGTGGGCAAAGCACAGCGACGCCATCGAGGATGCGCGGGATGGCGAGAACAGGGGTCTGGTCAGCCGGGCCATTGAGTGGGCAATCAAGAATGACCGGCTAGAGATGGATGAGTTGGATTATGCCCTGGCTCGCGTGTTCTTCACCGGGGGCAACGGCAACGCACCGGCCTGCGAAACCAACAGGGCTATCGAGATCATCCTCGATGCCTATCTGAACGAGCATCGCCAGGAGGCCGCATGAATCGGAAATCACTCACACAGCAGCATCTGCGTCGCCACCCCGAGAAGCTTGAGCGCTTTGATCGGGTCCGCATTTGGTCGGGCGAGTGGCGGCTATGGTGGCGCCCCAACGCCGCAGGCTATACAGCCAATCGCGACGAGGCCGGCGTCTATAGCGCCAAAGAGGCTTGGCGTTGCGTGGCCCACTGTGGATCCGAGAAAAAGATCACCCTGGAGGCCGCATGAGCGCAGCCATCGACATCAACAGCACCCGCCAATACTGGCCGCAATTCGACAGCGACCGCCCGATCACTCCACTAGAAGCGCTCAAGGGTGGTGATGAGATCGCGTCGACGGCATTCGCTGACTGGATGGCCGACGACGAGCAACGCGACGAGCTACACGACCTGCTGAGCTACCTGGGTGATAACGACGTCGTGCAGAAGCTGGCAGAGAAGTGGGCAAAGGAGGCGGTATGAGCGAGCAACCCACTCCGGTCTACCCGGAATACCACAAGGAAGGCGTGCGCTTTCAGCTCTACAGCGACGGCACTGTCATGGCTCGGACCAAAGACCTGGAGCCGCGAGAAGTCGGGAAGCTGTCAGTCAGTGGCGAGAATCGCCCATGGATACCGGCGCACAAGAACTTCAATAGCCTGTGCCGGCAGATGTTCCGGGAAGGCGATGTTGACGACCTGGCGGCCGAGCAGCGCCGCATTTCGGATGCCCGTGGCATGAAGCGTAAGGCCGGCGAGGATCTGTACGAGGCGCTCGACGAACTGCTTTCAGCTGTAGAGCGGAGCGTGTGCGAAGGCAGCGGTTCAGCGCAGGACAAGGCGCGCGCCGCCCTGGCCAAAGCCCGCGGCAAGAATTGAAAAGGCCCTGTCCAGTGTGGAGCTGGGCAGGGCCGGATGATCCACACGAAGGAATCACTACGGAGAGTAGCACATGAGCGCACTCACACGACAAGGCAGCAACGGCTTTGCCATGCAGCCGCAGAGCCTAGACGAGGCCATGCGCCTCGCGAGCATGTTGGCCCATAGCAATATGGTACCCAAGGCCTACCAGAGCAAGGAGCAGGACACCCTGGTGGCGATGATGATGGGCTCCGAGCTGGGCCTGAACCCCATCCAATCACTGCAGAACATCGCGGTGATCAACGGCAAGCCGGCCATCTATGGCGATGCCCTCCTCGCCCTGGTGCAAAGCCATCCCCGCTTCGGCGGGCACGAAGAGAGTTTTGACGATGCCAGCATGACCGCCACCTGCACCGTGTGGCGCAAGGGGGATGGCAACTCCCATACCGTCACGTTCAGCCAGGCCGACGCCGAGAAGGCCCAGCTATGGGGCAAGCAAGGCCCCTGGCAGACCTACCCAAAACGAATGCTGATGTGGCGCGCCCGCGGCTACGCCCTCCGCGACAAGTTCGCCGACGCCCTGGGCGGCCTGATCACTGTCGAGGAGGCGCGCGACATCCCCGAGGAGCGCGACGTCACTCCGCAGCGCCCGGCGCGTCAGGAGCCGACAGCCCTCCCCCATTACCCGGCCGAGTCGTTCGACGCCAACCTCCCGAAATGGCGCGACGCCATCGAGGCCGGCAAAGCAACGCCCGACCAGATTATCGCCAAGGTCAGCAGCAAGGCACCACTGACTGACGAGCAGAAAAAGCAGATCAAGAACATCGTTCAGGAGGCCGCATGATCACGCACACCGTTCGCCAAGGCACTGAGGACTGGCACGCCCTGCGCGCTAACCACTTCACCGCCAGCGAAGCCCCGGCGATGGCTGGGGTCAGCAAGTACACCACCCGCGCCGAGCTGCTCAAGCAGAAATACAGCGGCGAGATCCCTGAGGTCAGCGCCGCCCAGCAGCGCCTGTTCGACAAAGGCCACGCTGCCGAGGCAGCTGCCCGCCCTCTCGCCGAGGAGATCATCGGCGAGGAGCTCTACCCAGTCACCGGGACCAGCGATGAGAACCCACACCTGCTGGCCAGCCTGGACGGCTGCACCCTGCTCGAGGACGTCATCTGGGAGTGCAAGCTTTGGAACCAGGGGCTGGTCGCCGCCGTACAGGCCGAAGACTTGCCCGAGCATTACAAGGTGCAGATGGATCAGCAGCTGCTGGTCTCGGGAGCCGAGAAGTGCCTGTTCATGTGCACCGATGGCACGCCGGAGAACACCGTGCACTGCTGGTATCACCCGGACGAGACGCGCTTCCAGCGCCTGCTCGCCGGCTGGGAGCAGTTCCGAGAGGATCTGGCCGACTATCAGCCCACCGAGCAGACGGTCGCGCCCCAGGGCGAAGCCCCCGAAGCGCTGCCGACGCTCAACATCGCACTGGACGGCGCCGTCACCGCCAGCAACCTTCCCGATTTCAAGGCTCGCGCTCTGGCCATGATCAAGGGCATCAAGACGACGCTCAGCACCGACAAGGACTTCGCCGATGCCGAGTCCACGGTCAAGTTCCTCGACAAGGGCGAAAAGCAGCTCAAGGCCAGTAAGCAGGCGGCGCTTGAGCAGACCGCCAGCATTGCCGAGGTCTTCGCCACCATCGACGAGCTGACCGAGACCATGCGCCAGAAGCGCCTTCACCTGAACAAGCTGGTGAAGGCCGAGAAGGAGAACCGCCGCAACGAGATCCTGCGCCAGGCCGAGCAGGCCTATGACGCCCACCTCGAGCGCATCGAGAAGGAGCTGGAGGCGGCATGTCGCTGGCCGATCCACTTCCCTGCGCCGAACCCCGGCATCATCGCGGCCATGAAAGGCAAGCGCACCATGGCCAGTCTTCAGGATGCCGCCGACACCGCTGTCGCCAACGGAAAGATACAGGCCGACGAGGTGGCACGTCAGGTGCAGGCCAGCATCGACGTCCTCAAGCAGGAGGCCGATGGCTTCGAATCCCTGTTCGCCGATGGCGGTCAACTTGTCTGCAACAAGGCAGCCGACGACCTCCGTAACCTAGCCCGGTCGCGCATCGCCGACCACAAAGCAGCCGAGGAGAAACGGCTGGAGGCCGAGCGCGAGCGGATCCGCCAGGAGGAGGAAGCCAAGGCGAAGGCCGAGGCCGAGCGGCAGGCCCAGCAGGAGAAGCCTCAAGAGCCGGAGCATATCGGCGTCGATCCCGCCCAGCCGGGCACTGACCGCACCGTCCGCCAGACGATCGACACCACCCGAATCAGCCAGGCCGCCGACCACTTCCAGCGTGGCAGCGACATCGCCCGGCCGGAGAAGGTCGAGATCCCCCGCAAGGAGTACGACCGCCTGCTGGTAGCTGAGGCCAAGCTCGACGCCCTGCTGGATGCCGGCGTAGAGAAGTGGAGCGGCTACCGCAACGCATTGGCTTCGCTCGAGGCCGCCTGACCACCCACCCTGGGCCGGCAGGCCCCGCCATTGGAGGACACCGGGATGATCGACCTTTCCCCCGAAGACATAGAACAACGGGTGGCCGAGCTGCGCGCCGAAAACCAGCGGCTCAACTCGCGGCTCAGGGAAGAAGAAATCTCACACAACAACACCCTGATTGAACGGGATCGGGCTGAAGCCGCTGCCGACAAACTGAGCTTCGCAGTAATGGGCATCACCGGCCGAGATGTGGGTGAGCACTCAAGCGCCCACTGCCCTTGGGAAGCAGCCATTCAGCATGCCGGCGAGTACGCCAGCCAACTTAGGAGCCTGCTGATCGCGTGCAATACGGCTGTCCGTAGTTTCGAGGCGGCTGATCGCGCGACTGACGCGGATCGCCTTCGTACCGCACTAGGCCGCTGGGCTGAAGGAAAGGAAGAGGAGTCCTGACATGTGGTTCAAGCACCTTCACCTATACCGGCTGCATGAGCAGTCAGGCGTCAGCGTCGCCGAGCTCGACGACCAGCTGGCCGAGCAAGCCATACGGCCCATGGGCGGTAGCGAAGCCCGGCGACTGGGCTGGCGGACGCCAGGCGGCCGAAACAGCGAGCGATTCGTCCACGAGATTCAGGGCCATCGGCTGCTGTCAGTCCTGCGTCAGGAACGTCATCTGCCGACAAGCGTGGTGAGCGAGGAAGTCGAGGAGCGCCGTGCCGATCGCGAGGCCGCCAACAATCGCCCCCTTTCACGCCATGAGGTACGGATCATCAAGGAACAGGTCTACGAGGAGCTACTGCCTCGGGCCTTCATCAAGAGCCAGAAGATCGATGTGTGGTGGGACACGCGACGCCACCTGATCGGCATCAATACCTCGAGCCGCGCCCGCGCCGAGGAGGCTCTAGATCTGCTGCGCATGACACTGGGAAGCCTCAAGGTCACGCCTCTGGCCACCCAGGCCTTGCCGATCCGCGCTATGACGTCGTGGATCAAGGAGGCCGGCAACCGCCCTGCCGGGCTGATCATCGGCGACAAGGTCGAGCTCAAAGCTCAAGGCGACGACGGCGTGCTCGGGGCTCGTCAGGTCGATCTGGATAGCGACGAGATCCAGCAGCTGCTCGAGAGCGGGCGCCAGGCGCACAAGCTCGCGATCCACATCGATGAGCGGCTCGACCTGGTGCTGCACGGCGACCTCGCCCTCAAGTCACTGCGTTTCTCCGATGCGCTGCTCGATGAAGCCAACCAGGCCGACGATGGCGACGACGCCATCCTGCGCATGGAGGCCGACTTCGTGCTGATGGCACAGACCCTGGCCGAGGTCGTTGAACGACTGACCGGCTGGCTGGGTGGCGAGGCGACGTCACCCGCACCACTGCTCGACAACCTACCTCACGATAACCAGGGCCTGGCAGTACCTACCGAGCCCGTCACCGCATAAGGAGCCCACCATGCCACGTGGTGTAAACAAGGTCATCCTCATCGGCAACCTGGGCCAGGACCCGGAAGTGCGCTTCCTGCCGTCCGGTAACCCGGTTGCCAACCTGCGCATCGCCACCACCGACAGCTGGACCGATCGCCAGAGCGGTCAGCGTCAGGAGCGCACCGAGTGGCATACGGTGGTGCTGTTCAACAAGCTCGCCGAGATCGCCCAGCAGTACGTCAAGAAAGGTTCGCGGATCTACATCGAGGGCAAACTCCAGACCCGCAAGTGGCAGGGTCAGGACGGTCAGGATCGCTACTCCACCGAGATCGTCGGCAACGACATGCAGATGCTCGACTCGCGGAGCGGCGACCAGGGCGGTGGCTATCAGCAGCCGCCTCAGCAGCAGGCACCACAGGGCGCACCCGGCCAATACCAGCAGCCGCCGCAAGGGCGAGGCCAGCAGGGCTATCAGCAACCTCCTCAACGACCGCCTCAGCAGGGCAACAACTACGGCGCACCCAATCCGGGTGGATTCGACGACGATATGGATTCATCTATTCCATTCTAGTAAAGGAGAAATTCATGCCAATCACCGAACCCGCAGCCGTAGAGCGCGACGACATGGGGTGCTGGACTCACCCCGACCTGCCCGTATACGAGGAGGGCGACACACCGAAGGAAACGGTCGAGCAGTGGAGTCGGCGCGTCGGCATAGAGATCCACCGAGTCGATGCCGAGGACGACATGGACGAGGAGGCGTTCGAGGCGGTGTGCGATGGCGGGGGCTGCCTGAGCTGGGAGCCCTCAAAACCCGCTGGCGACGGCTGGCACCTGATCGCTATCAAAGACACCGAGGACGGCCCGATGGCCTGGTGGGCGCGGCCCGTTAAGGAGGCTGCATGAGCATGATGCTCGCAGTCGCCCAGATGATCGCCAGCACCGCCCGCGACTGGTCGGTGGCTGAAACCCTTGCCGAGCCCTTGCCACCCCAGCCGATACCCAGCGCCAAGGGTGGTAGCGTCAAGCGCCACCAGCGCGCCGCGGCAAAGACCAGGGCCCGGCGACGGGCGCGACGACTCAAGCACTACTAGGCCCCGCCACTGAGCGGGGTTTTTCATGCCAAGGAGACCCTATGCGATACGGCAGCGTTTGCTCGGGAATAGAGGCCGCCAGCGTGGCGTGGGAGCCGCTCGGCTGGTCGCCGCAGTTCTTCTCGGAGATCGAGCCCTTCCCGTCGGCCGTGCTCGCCCATCACTGGCCCGACGTCCCCAACCTGGGCGACATGACCAAGTTCAAGGAGTGGCCCGATGCAGCTATCGATGTTCTCGTCGGAGGAACCCCGTGCCAGTCATTCAGCGTCGCCGGACTGCGCCGAGGACTGGATGATCCGCGTGGCAACCTCGCGCTCACCTTTCTTGCCATTGCTGACCAATATTGCCCCCGCTGGGTGGTATGGGAGAACGTCCCCGGCGTCCTGTCGAGCAACGGAGGACGGGATTTTGGCGCCTTCCTCGGGGGGTTGGTCAAACTCGGGTATGGGTTCAGCTACCGAGTGCTTGACGCTCAGTACTTCGGAGTGGCCCAGCGACGCCGCCGTGTGTTCGTTGTCGGCCATCTTGGAGACTGGCGGCGTGCCGCAGCGGTACTTTTTGAGCGCGAAAGCCTGTCGGGGCATCCTCCGCCGCGCCGAGGCCAGGGGAAAGACGCTGCCGCCGATGCTGAATGCGGCACTGACGCAGCAGGCACGCTCCGAGCCAGCGACGGAGGAAGCTGCGTAGATCAGGCTATGGCCGGGCACGTCGTCCCGTATCGGCTGGTCGAGTTTGGCCAGTACGCCCAGGACGGACTGGCGTCGCCTCTCCTGGCGAGAGGCCACAAGGACGCATCCGACCTAGTGGCTCAAACGGTTACCGGCGACATCACCCACGCCCTGAATACCGCCAATAACGGCAAGGGATGCAGCGAGGACGGCACCGGGCGCGGCGTCCCCACCATCGCCTTCACTGCCAAGGACTATGGCGCCGACGCCCAGGCCGACCTATCGCCCACCCTACGCGCCGGCGGTCATGCCGACAGTCACGCGAATGCCGGCGTGATGCCGGCCGTCTGCTTTGCCCAGAACAGTCGCAGCGAGGTGCGCCAGGTTGGCGGCGATGGGCAGATCACCGGCGCCATTGCTGCCGACCACGGCGTCCAACAGCAGCACTACGTGGCCCAGCCCGTGGCATTCCAGCCCGGCAATCTTCGCCGTGGCGCTGGGGCGCCACCCAGCGGTGATGCATTTCCCACAGTCAAGGCCGGTCACGGCCGAGGCCTGAGCGACCAGTTCCCGCATGTCTGCCAATCAACCGCCGACACACTGACCAGCAACTGGCACAAGTTCGGCGGCGCCAAGGCCGGCAAAGAAGCTGGCGTTCTCAACCCCGTCTTCCAGGGGCTGCGCGTCCGCCGCCTGATGCCGGTAGAGTGCGAGCGCCTCCAGGAATTCCCCGACGGCCACACTGCCATACCGTATCGCAACAATTCCGTCGCCGCCGACGGCCCTCGCTACAAGGCCATCGGCAACAGTATGGCCGTGCCGTGCATGGCCTGGATCGGACGCCGCATCGAGCAAGTTGAAGCCATCACCTGATCCCACACCCGGGGCCGTCCATTGAGGCGGCCCGCTTTGCTTTGGAGGAGCCATGCACCTCAGCACCGACACCCGCGGCGTCTCGCCGCCGACCAGCGAACTCGACCGGCTGCTCGATGATCGAGCCCAGGCGCTGGACCTGCTGACCCGCGCCGTCGACATGATCGCCGAGGCCAATGCCCTGACGCCGGACCCGGACGGGCGCGACGACTCAATCACTTCTGACAGGCCGCCACCAGGTGGCCTTTTTTATGCCAAGGAGATCTTCATGAACGTCGAGTACCTCGATTTCGTCAACAGCAAGACCAAGCAGGACCAGCCGAGCGGTTTCGAGTGTGCCGACGTCGGCTTTGGCGGGCTGTCGCTCAAGGGTTTTCAATCTCACATCGTGCGCTGGGCGCTGTGCCGAGGTCGGGCCGCCATCTTCGCCAACACAGGGCTGGGGAAGACGGCCATGCAGGTCACTTGGGCGGGCCATGTCGCCGAACACACCGGGCTTCCGGTGCTTATCTCCGCCCCGCTGTGCGTGGCCAGACAGACCCAGCAAGAGGCGGCCAAGTTTGGCGTCCACGTCGAGTACGTGCGCGACATGCCGGCCACGCCGGACGGGGTCTACGTCACCAACTACGAAATGCTCGACAACTTCGAGCCCGAGGCCTTCGCCGGCATCGTGTTGGACGAATCGAGCATTCTCAAGAATCGCGACGGCAAGACCCGCCGCAAGATCATCGACGACTGGAAGGTCTGCCCCTATCGGCTGTCGTGCACGGCAACGCCCTCACCGAACGATCACATGGAGCTTGGCAACCAGGCCGAATTCCTGGGGATCATGGGCATGGACGAGATGCTGGCCATGTTCTTCACCCATGACGGTGGCGACACCAGCAAGTGGCGCCTAAAGGGCCACGGCGCCAAGCGATTCTGGCAGTGGCTGGCGTCCTGGGCAGTGACCATCCGGCTGCCGTCTGACATCGGATTCGAGGACGACGGCTACATCCTTCCGACCCTGCACACCCACGAGCACCTGGTGGCCAGCGAGTATGGCGACGATATGTTCACGTCGATCGCGCAGAGCCTCAGCGAACGCCGCCAGGCCAAGAAAGAAACGCTCGACCAGCGCGTTGCCACGGTCGCCGAGATCGTCGCTCAGGAGTCCACCGAGCCATGGCTGGTGTGGTGCCACACCAACGACGAATCGGAGGCCCTGGCCAAGTCGATCCCCGGCGCCGTCGAGGTTCGCGGCAGCGACAGCATCGAGAAGAAAGAGCAGTCCATCAACGCCTTCCTGGATGGCAGCGTCCGCGTACTGGTCACGAAGCCGTCTATAGCGGGGATGGGTTTGAACCTTCAGCACTGCGCCCGGATGGCGTTCGTCGGCCTGGATGACAGCTTCGAGCAGATGTATCAGGCCGTGCGCCGCTGCTGGCGATTTGGCCAGTCTCGAGAGGTGCGCAGTCATATTGTCAGCGCCGAGAGCTTGGGCGCCATCAAGCACAACGTCGAGCGCAAAGAGCGCCAGATGGAAGACATGCAGGCCGCTATGGTCGAGCACATGCGCGACGCCATGGATGCCGGCCAAGCCGCTTCCATCGAGAAGACTGAATACAACCCCACCGTTGATATGACGCTGCCCGCCTGGGTGGCCTAAGGAGCGATCATGAAAGGCAAGGTCCTGAACCAAGAGCTCGGCGCCGATTGGGCGATGTACCACGGCGACTGCGTGCACGTCATCGGCAACATGCCGGAGGCGTCCATCGATTACACCATTTTCAGCCCGCCGTTCGCGTCGCTCTACACCTACAGCAACAGTGATTTCGACATGGGCAACGTCCAGGACGACGACGAGTTCAGCGCGCAGTTCCAGTACCTTGTGCGCGAGCTCTACCGCGTCACCAAGCCCGGGCGCCTGCTGTCCTTCCATTGCATGAACCTGCCGGCATCCAAGGTGCGGGACGGCTACATCGGACTCAAGGACTTTCGCGGCGACCTGATCAAGACCTTCATCGCCGAGGGCTGGATCTTTCATTCGGAAGTCTGTATCTGGAAAGACCCGGTGACCGCCATGCAGCGCACCAAGGCGCTGGGCCTGCTGCACAAGCAGATCAAGAAAGACAGTGCCATGAGCCGCCAGGGAATCCCCGATTACCTGGTCACCATGCGCAAGCCGGGCGAGAACCCCGAGCCGGTCAGCCACACCAACGAGAGCTTCCCGGTCGATCGCTGGCAGCGCTACGCCTCGCCGGTGTGGATGGACATCAACCCCAGCCGCACCCTGCAGTACCGCGAGGGCCGCGATCCCGACGACGAGCGCCATATTGCGCCGCTGCAACTCGATGTCATCGAGCGCGCCATCGACCTCTGGACGAACCCTGGCGACACCGTGCTGAGCCCGTTCGGTGGCATCGGCAGCGAGCCGGTGAGCGCCATCAAGATGGGGCGCAAGGCCGTGGCTGTTGAGCTCAAAGAGAGCTACTGGCGCCTGGCCCTCAAGAACCTGCATGACGCCGAGCAGGAGCCTGCTGACATGTTCAGCGCCATTTGACCAACACTGGAGGCACCATGAACCAAGCACTCAAGGCATCTTGCCACATGCTAGACCCGCTGCCGGGCAGTGACCCGGCTTATGAGCAGGTCGTGGCACTCAACGAAGAACGAGCCGCCGAGAACGCGGCGCTGGTCGCCGAGAATGACCGGCTGCGCAGCGCTATCCGCAAAGCCCGGCTCTATGCCGGCGAGCACCTACCTGCAGGAGCCGGTACCGGCATCGTGCATATCCTGGAATCAGCGCTGAAGGAGGTGTCATGAGTAAGGACGCGATGGATGAGCTGGTGCGTGATGCGCATGCAGCGCTCAACGGCCATTTTGAGGAGTTAAAGCGCAAAGCGGCTGAGCTGGAAGATGAGCTGGTATATGCCCATGCGAACCGCGAGGACGCCGAGCAACGGGAGCGGGAGGCAGTGGCCGAGCGGGACGCCCTGGCGGCGCATGTGGAGCGGCTAAAGCCAGCTCTTGAGGATTTCGCGCGTGGGCAAGGTGTTTGTTGCTGCGGCGATGACATGGCCAGGCACACGATAAACGACGGGCACTCGCCGGTAGATTCTGGGTGGTACGCGCTAGATCAATACATGAGCGAAGCACCCGCCACATCCCTCGCACAGCGTGATGCGCGGGTGGCGACTGAGGCACTGGAGAAGGCTAGAAACCAACTGTCTATGGCAGAAACCGCAGAGTCTTGCGTTGCGCATCTTGACCGGCTGGCGGGCAAGTATCGCCGCCAAGCCGAGGAGGCTCGATGAAGAAGACCACTAAGGCCTGCCACTACTGCGGCCATACCGTGCTGAGGGAGTATCGCAGCCTCAATCAGAAGCAGTGCGACCGCTGCCATAAATGGATGGACTGGCACCTCGATCCCGGCCAGGCGCCGCTGGTGGGGTCGAGTCGGGACAATGGATATAGAGGAGTGAGTGATGAGTGAGCAAAAGGCCGGATGGTATTGGGTGAAGATGGGCTCGATCGACAACGATTGGGAGCCGGTGCGGATGATCAGTGACGGTCGCTGGGCGTCAGCCGATGGCGTGCATGATGATCCGCCCGCGTCTATCGGCCCTCGCATACCCGAGCCTGACGAGATGGAGGGCTGGCAGATGGTGCCGGCGGACTTGATTGAATGGGTGCGGCGTGCGCAAAAGCTGATGCGAGCATTGCCGGGTGGTGGCGGGTGGCCAGTTGTGGCAGATCAGGCCGACACGTTGCTCGCCGCCGCGCCGACGCCGGGAGGTGATGATGCCTGACAACCTAGACCTCTACGGTGGGATGAACCTATATCGCGCTCCCATCGTCACCGATCGCGCGAACCGGCAGATCAAGGACATCGTGAAGCGAACATGGTCGCCGCCGGTTCAGCCATGGCCGCCCGGCGCCCGCCGAATACTCGAGCGCGAATACACGCGATGACCGTTATCGAAATACCGATAACGACACGCCGCCTACGGGCGGTTTTTTATTGCCTGGAGGGAAGCATGACTGCACACGCAAACGCTATCGAAGACCGCCCGCTCGTTTTCTTGCGGGCCAATGATGTCTGCGGACGCATCGGCTGCTCGCGCTCGCAGCTCTACAACTACCTAGAGCAAGACCCGACGTTCCCGCGCCCGTTCAAGGACGGCGACAGCAAGCAGGCGAAAAACTTCTGGGTCGAGTCGGAAGTCGAGGACTGGATGCGAGCCAGGATGGCGCGTGCTACTCGCGCCTGACCGGCACGCGGGCAGCAAAGGCCGCTCGCTCGTCCTCTGTGATGCCGCGCTCAATGGCGTCCAGGTAGTCGCAGTACCACCCCATCATCTGCTTACGGTGCTTGAGATAGCCCGCTTGGTTATAGACCCCCTCCATACCCCCTTCCTTATGGGCCAGCTGGAGTTCCGTCCAGTCGCGGGGCCATCCGTGCTCGCGCAGCAGCGTCTTTGCTGTGTGCCGCGAGCCGTGCCCCGTCATTCGCCCCTTATACCCAATCCTTGCAAAACACGAATTGATGGCCGCATCGGAGATAACCGGCGTGGCCGCCCCCTCGCCAGGAAAAAGATACCGCGAGCGCCCGGTGTAGGGTCGCAGCGCCTCGATCAGATCCCGCGCCTGGGGCGTCAGCGGCACGACATGCGCCTTGCGTGTCTTCATCTTCTCGGCAGGCACTCGCCACGTCTCGCCGTCTATCTCGCTCCACTCGGCCCAGCGCACCATGCCAGGCCTGGAGGCGGTACGGATCACCAGCCAGGCCGCCGTTTTGACGATAGCCTTGCTACTCGAAGCCCGCAGCGCTCGCAGGAAATCGGGTAGCTCGTCCTCAAGCAGGTGCGGGTAGCGCTCCTCGGCCGGTGGTGTGGCGGCGATGTCTCCGAGATTGCTGGCCGGATTATTATCGGTCAGGCCGAGCGCGATGGCTCGCCCGAAAATCTGGTTAAGCCAGGATCGTGACTTCTCGGCGGTGTTGTACGCCTGACGGGCCTCGATGCTCGCCTGGAGGTCGGCGCAGTCGGAGCGGCTGATGGCGTTGATGTCGAGCTTGCCCAGCCGGGGCAAGGCGTCGTTGTCCAGCCAGTATCGGGCGCCCTTGATCGTCTTCGCGGCTCGCCCGTCCGCGATGCGTTTAGCCTGCCAAGCCTCTGCGACCTCGGCGAACGTCACCACCTTAGCCTCGGCCTGTCCGCTAATCGGGTCGATACCGCTAGCGACCGTCTCGGCGATCCGCTGAGCGGCCTGGCGTGCCGTCTTGGCCTTGACCTCGGGATAGGTGCCGACGCCGGTATATGCCCAACGCCCGGTGGTCGGTTTCTTGTAGCGCACGACCCAGCGTTTACGCCCCGATGGCGAGACGACAAAATACAAACGGTCGAGTCCGTAGCTCTCCATGTATTCGCGGGCCTCGGGTTCGAGGGTCGATAGCACAGTGTCCGCCAGCGGGCGGCGCTTGATCTGTGAGCGCTTCAT